TCACTTTCCAAGCATTTTTTTAATACGATCGGTGGCGCTGCTGGCTGTTTTTAGCTTCATGTACTCGGCCTCCGCCCTGTCGAGCAAAGGTTGCGCCGTTGGGCCGATCTTATCAACAATGGCGGCGCACTGGAGAAGAAGCTGCTCGGCTGATTCGAGATTCCATTCTGGGAGCTTCATGCTGCCGCCGCCTTTCTCGCATCCATCTGCTCGCGCGTCTCAAACATATCGTGCCCAGCATTCGGAAAGTCTTGAGCCCAATATCTCCGGCCGACGGCATCGTAGATCTGGTTGCGGCACGAGTGGCAATACCAACTGAACGATCCATGGTTATACCAGAGCGCTGGCGAGGCCTGGCATCGGGCGCGATTGCAAGACCCGCCCTCGTGTCCTTTGTCTGGCTTGTTTGGTCCGTCGTAATCACCGTAGGCCATCACCCCATCTCCCTCGTTTGCGGGGCGGGGTCAGTCTTGACCTGATACAGGCCGCGCTCTGCCCAGTGGAAAACAGCCCCACGGTCGAAGGCGTCACACCGGCAGTTCATCGCCTTGTCCAGTGCTGCTTGCGCTTGCTGCTGCGCCTCCGAAAGCTCTGTAGGCACCGTCGCCGTGGCGGTTAAGGGGCGGCGAAACTTTCCATCAAAATCGATATCTTTTTGGCAATCCGCCTCACTCGATCGCCAGCCGCCGTGCTCGACTGGCCACCAGACCGGAAGCAAGTAAAGCAGGTGAACCTTCCTCTCGGCGATACACATGCGGCGTCGGCCGTCTTTCCATGGTCCTGTCACCTTGGCCCAACGGATGCGATATTCATCCATTGTCCTGGCCCTCCGTGGTGGCGAAGAGGGTGTCGAGAACCGCTTGCAGACCTGCTTTGGTCGCGACCGCGCCTATGGCATCTGAGGGGATTTCAACCTCGTCGTTCAACCAAGGATCAAAGACGGCACGGACTGCCGATCTGTAAATCGTAACCATTTCGTCGGTCACCGTCATATTCGTCTGCGGTGCGGGGTTTTTCCGTTCAGCTAGCCAATCCTCGATCTGCGCGAAATAGACATCGTGCGTTTGCTCCGGGCGTATCTTGTAGCTGTAGATCGCCCCTCCAGATGGCGAACCGCTGCAACCCGTCGATAGCTTCTCGCGATCGATCTGGTCGGCCATTACGCGAAGTTCATCGGCGAGGCGCTCGGCGGTGTCTGCGCCAAATTTGGCGATTAGGACGTGAGATCGTTCTGGTGCTTCACGCATTGGTCTGGCCCTCCGTGGTGACGCACTTGAAGGATGTATTGCTGCTACCCATTTGCGTTCCGAGAGTAACAATAGAGGCGCTAATCCGGTGACGATTAAGCAGTTCAACTCTGTGCGGCCGATGGCTAACAATAAAACCGCGTACTTCTTCGCGCAGAAGCTTGAGGATATCCCTCTGTCGCACCGCCAAGATTATGGCCTGGTAGTCGAAAGCCTTCTTGAGAACTGGGGCAATCTTGAAAGGATAAAAGCGGAAGTTCTGGCGTCGCAAAATGGTTTTACGTGGGGAGTTGAGAAACCTAGAATTGCCGGCAATGAAAGGCGTATCGTGAGCAGCCGTGGAGAATATTTGCGTCCGATGAAACCTCATGATTAAACCTCCCGCATAATCGTCTGTGGCGGTGCCGCCATTGCAATTTCTGATTGGCGCTCCACTTCACTTGTATCGCCGATTTCTCGGCGGCTGAGAGATGATTGCGCTCTCGCGATTTCGCGGAGGTCGTTATGCATATCAATCTTTCTATGCTGGCGGATGAGCGTAGAGCCCAAATCTTTGAAGAAGGGCGTCAGGCAGCCATCGCTAATCTTAGGGCCTTTGATTGCCCCTACGTCACTGATGTGTTCCCGGAGAGGTTTCGAATTTGGTGTGAAGGTTTTGAATCCGTCGATAGAACCAAGCACTGATGCATTCTGCGGCGCTGGGCTCTGGAGGGAAATATTAACCGAATCGCCACAGGGTTGTAGTTGCGGGGCGCTGTTGTACGGCGTAGCGCCCCTAACAAGCTTCGGCTCGTCAGATGGAACCATTACATCGCTATTTGCTTGTAGAGCGGGCTCACCCCTGTTCGAGCCTAGAGGCTGGTCGCTGCCCCCGCGATCAGCCTTTGATACGGCCACATGGTTCTCGGGCGGTGGGGCAGGAGCGGCCGAAGCCGCCCCCTCATTGTTTCTGCCGCTCATCACGCAGCACGCCGGCGCTGCTGGCCGTTATCGTTGGCCGCGCGCGGGGCAACGGTGCCGCTAGCGACGCGGAGCGCGCTGGCAATCACACGGTGGCGGCTGCCACGGCGACGCGGAGCCTCATGCCACTTGGCGACCTGGGCGAGGACGGCCGGTGTACTGGTGTCTGGCGAAAGGTTGGCGATGACCTGCAGGGTGTCTTCCTGCGTGGTCGGGGTGAAGTCGTTGTGGAACTGCTGGGCGAGCTTCTTCGCTTCATGCTGTCTCATGATGGTCTCCTTTGTGGTGGTGGTGGTGGTGGTTAGTTTTGCGCGAGTTCCATCGCACGGTCCCATTCAGCTAGCTGGAAGCCGATCGCGAACGCGAGGGCGACCACGACGAGGGCGAAAGTGATCGCCTGTGAGATGTCGCGGTGGGTGTCGAGCTGGATCTTCTGAATGGGGGTAATGTGGATATGACCGCGCTTCATGCTGCGGCCCTCCAGTGGGTGGGCTCGTAGTAGACATACGTCGAGCCGTCTGGAACGAACCAGAGATTACCGTTGCGCTTGAGCTTCTGCTCGTTGCGGGCGCCGGCCGCGTCGTCGATCTTCGTGTCGACGACGAGTCCTACGGGTGGAAGTCCTTCGGTGAGTTTCTTCCACATCAGGGGGCTTCCCGCTTGTTCACGCGGGCATCGCCACGGCGCTTGCCGGACGGACGACCATGGCGCTTCGCCCTATGGTCAGGCCGGGCCATTGGCTCGGCGGAATATGCTGCATTACGGGATGGGTAGTAGTCGCCTGCCTCGTCACAGATCTCGACGAGGCAGGTTCTTCTTCTCTGAGCCGACATGGGCAGTCTCCTCTGGTGGTGTACCCCGCGTTGGTAGTGCGGTGAGGAGATGTATAGTGTGCGAATCGCACCCTGTCAATTCATTAGTGTGCGAAACGCACCTTAAATGAGCGGGCTGTATCGGCCAACAACGATTCCTACGATTCGCACCTCCGAGCCGGCATCGCTATGGCGCTTTTCCAGCTCGACCTGAGTTTCGAGTTCGAGGCTATCGGTCATGAGCTTACCGCCTTCGGAGTAAACCTTGATAGTGTGCTCACGAAGGCCGGCGTGGACCCGCTCGACATCAACGAGTAGGCCAGGCCGCAGCGCGATCGGCGCCATGTCAAAGTGTAGGATGATTGCGAATTCCCCATCGGGAATGCGACGACTGACGCTATTCCCGACAACCCTCCGAGCATATTGTATCGAGGGCGGGTAATTCGGCTGTGCTGGCACCATCGTGGTGTCATCTAGCGGTACATCATCGCCTTCGCGCCAGAGTCCGCCTGCAGCTTCTCCATAAATAGGAAGGTTTCCGGGCACGGGAATGGCTTCATTGTCTTCTTCTTGTAAGCCAATAGATCGCATCTGCGGCTCAAACACATCCATGGCTAGAAGCCATTCCAGCTTTACCTTGAACGCGAGAGCATACTGGACGGCTGAGAACTCGTCGAAGGCACGAGATCCAGTTTCATGAGGCTTATAAGTGTTTTCGTTCCAGCCGAAGTGACGGACCGCCTCGGGCAGGCTCTTAAAGCCTGCCTCCGTTCGTGCCTCACGCAAGCGGAGCGCCCTGATTTCTTTTAATTTTTCTTTATCCACGGCGTTTCTCCAAGAAGTGTGCGCTGCGTACCATAAAAAAATGACGCGCGCCGCAACTTTTTTATTGACGATCGTGTGCGATACGCATACGGTCTGTCTTGTCACCAGATGGCGGGGGCCTGACGGAGACGCAACAACATGGCGGAACGTACACAATCCTGCACAAGAAGAAGAGCAAAGCTCCACGGTACTGACAGATGCGGCCTAGCGCGCGAGCGAGGGCCGCCAAGAAGAAGCCAACCGGGCAGCCCGACCCAAGCGGGACAAGACCCTGAGACGCGGCCAAATCATTTCAGGAGGTTCATTTGATACAGGAATATAGCGGCAGAAGAAAAGTTGAAAAACAGGGGGGTCGGAGAAGATTCCTCGAATACCACAAGCCGCCATGAGGGCGGCTCTTTCTCGAACGCCGTGCGCGGCGCTGGAGAAAGAGGAATAGGGAAGGGCGGCCAAAAGTCGAATGCACACCGTGTGTATGTCGCCGCTCTTCCCTGACTTGATTGCTTGTTGCGGCCAAGCTGCTTTCGAAATCCATAAACTAGACGCTGCGACAAGCAAAACCTTTTGGCGGGCGGCCAGAAATACACCTAAACCCATGAACTCGGCGCCGCTCGCCGACACCAATAGCCTGCCTGCCATACAGCAAACGAAAACCACCATCTGCTCGCAGGCAGGCTCACCACACCACCACGAGGAGACGACATGACCAACACCGCGAGAAGATCGACCGGCGCCCGAAATGAAAGCGTCCAACTTGCTGCCCAGCGTCTCTATGATGATGCGGGCCGCGTTACAAAGGCCGCCGTCGACGCGTTGATCCTTGAGATCCGCAAGCGGCCATTCCTTCACGAAGATGCCTACCGGATCGCAGCCGAGACGCTCATCGCCGGCCTGCATCACCAAGACAACGCCAAGGTGAAGCGTGGAGTCGATATCGGATCGGTGACGCTTCCGATCGTCGCCAATGATGCGCCGAGCACGTTTGTGCCTCAGAGCGCCGCATCAGTGAGTGCGAGCAATCAGCGCCTCCAGCGTTTCGCTGTCACGCTCACCGGCCTATACCTCTTCAAAATCAAGGACGGCAATGGTGGCGAGGTTCACCTCGGCCAGGCTACGCCGGATCAGGTCCGCATCACCGCCGATCACTACCGAGCGCAGGGAGCGACGATGGTTCGCACCGCTCGATGGCTCGACCGCATCATCGCCGGATCCAAGGAAAATCAGCCTATCCATGTATCCCTCCGCCTCGCCGAGATCGAGCGGATGAAGGAAATGGCTTTTAGTTCCGAGGTTTAGGCCTCGGTGGGCGGCCGGTCAGGTGTTGCAACCCATAGGGCAGGCGCCGCCCAATTCTTTGCAGATCGGCCAGATGAAGGTCGGAACCCGCGTAGTTCGCGCCGGTCTGCTACTCCTTTGCTTGTTGGTGCCAACCTCCGCTCGCTACCCAAAGACGGCGCGCGCCAACAAGCGAACCATTTCACGGGAGATATGAAAATGTCCGATTACAATAAGCCACGCCTTATCAGTATGAATGACGCCTGCCGCCTGACCTCAATGAGTCGGACGATGATCAATCGTTATCGTGCTGAAGGCCGGTTCCCGGTTCATGTCGAACTTGGCGAACGACGTGTCGCCTTTGTTCGCGAGGAAGTCGAAGCGTGGATCGAGGAAAAGATCACGGCTCGCAAGGTGAAATAAGCATCTGCGGCGGCCAATGAGTAGACGAAAACCAACCTTCGTTCGCCGCCGCACACCAACACCGCCGGGCCAACGCCTCCTCGTAACCCATTCAGAGGTCGCCCGGCGGTCACCACACCACGAAACCCAGAGGAGATCACCACATGAACATGCTCGTTTCGCCAGCAGCAATTTGCGCGGCAATTCAAATTCCTGAAGTGGCCACAACAGCGATGCAATCCTTAGCGCTATCGCCGCGTCAGGAACCCTTCACCACCAATATCAGCCACTACGAAGCGATCGATAAGATCGTCGAGTTCTATCGCCTCCGGCAAGATATGATCCGCGCGAGAACGAAACTCATTCTGCAGGCTCAAGCCTCCCTTCGGCGGTTGTTCAATGGCGACAAGGAATTGGCGGCGAAGAGCTTTGCGGAAGCAGCAAAGGAGACCGACCATTACCTCCGTCCGATGCTCTCGCCATATTTGACCGCCCTCGACGTTTTCGACAGGCAGCAGTCAGATTACGAAAAGCAGTTGGTGAAGGCTGTCAAGGTGCTGCCGATCTATACGTGGGCAAAGGAATTGAAGGGTCTCGGCGATCTTTCACTGGCCTGTATCATCGGCGAGGCTAGTGGTTACGGTAAAGAGAGCGGCGATTTTTATTCGGTTGGCGATTTCAAATCTGTATCAGCGCTCTGGAAGCGCATGGGTCTTGCGGTGATGAACGGCCACCGCCAGGGCGCGCCCGGCAAGGGCGCGACCGCAGAAGACTGGATCGTCGAGGGCTACAGCAAGACGCGGCGCTCGGTCATGTGGAACGTCGGTAACTCCCTGATCCTGTCCATGGGCAAATTCCGGCCGATGTACGGCGAGGATATCCGCGCTAACCCTGCGTACACTGAACTGCAGTGCGTGTTCGCCGAACGGGCTCGATACGAAGCCGAGCGCCTGCCTCACAAGTGCGGCACACCTATCAAGGAAAGCGCGACCGGCAAGGACAGCTATACGCTCCACGCAGCGAACCGCGCAAAGCGGTACACCGAGAAGCGCCTGCTACGTATGCTGTTCGCTGAGTGGCGCCGGTGCATGGGCTAGAGGGCAAGCTGCAGCCAGTAATAGTAGCCGTCGCTGCGCTCTTCGATTGTGAAGGTTGCTGGGAAGGCTGCGCCATTATTTGTAATAATGTCTGCGCGGCAGTTCGTCTTGCCGCCAGCCTTGCCCGTCTCTGAGATGTTCTTCACCTCTAACGCAGGCAGTTTAGCGAAGTTGACTGGAAGGTCGGGAAAAATCTCCTTCACCTTCTCAATCGAGGTGCTCGACGAGCAGCCTGGAGCGCCCAACCCGAGGTAGGGCATCGTGAAGCCGTTCTGCACGAAATAGGGAAGGAAGAGAGCCGCGAGCCAAACGACCAACGGTAGCTGGTTCTTCTGCAGACGACGGTTTCGGCCAAAAAGATATACCGGAACTAGGAAGCCAGTCCACACGCCAGAAAGCCGCCACGTGCGGCCGCTGGATCGGATCGAGTTTTCATCCTTACGGATCAGGAAGCAATTGATGCCCAAGTAGGCGAGTGCAATCAAACCCCAGTGAGGATTGAGACCTTCCAAAAATGCAACTTCACCAAGGAATCCAAGAAGCGGAACCAGGGCCAGCACCCAAAGCCAAAACTCGTTGATCTGTGCGACGGGCAACGGAGGCGGGGTGTCCGATCCATACAGGTCGGACACTTCGGAAAATTTTCGCCAGTCGGCTCCAAACGAGCCATTCCAAACGAGCGTGTCGGGGGAAATCTTCCCCCGCTGAAACATGAATTTCAATTCGTCGGTGGTGACGGGTCCAATTTTCCCGCCGTTGTCGCTGTAATGCCAGTCCGTCATCAGTCACCCCTAAAGCCCATGAGGAGCATAGCACGGCTGATGTAATCTGGAAGTTGCAGCAGTGACACGCTGACAGAAAAGAATGCTTGCAGACGGCAAGTCGACCCTGAGGCCGACACCACTCGCTTAGCGACTTGCGTCTGAAGATCGTACTAGACCGAGGAGGAGACCTGCTTCGTGGGCGTGGTTTTACTCAAGGTCGTTCCATATCGACACCACATCGACAGAAGGCTTTGAGCATATTTTGGCAAATTTGTCAACAATCACATCAGACTCGCTCTGCGAGGACGATCACGTGGACAGCCGTGAGGTCGCCGACGGTAAGAGGTTCGCCGGAATATCGGCTGAGCCGGGCCGTTTCTCCGAGCTCCTCAAGCCGACCTATCCAAGCTACGCCACCGCGACTGTGGGCAATTACGTCGTTGCCCGGCTGTGGCCAGATCGTGGGGTCGAGCCATATCTTGCAGCCAACCTTGTAGACCGGCTCCATGAGCTTTGTGTCTACGATAACGGCATAGCGGCCATCAGGGACAGCTTTGCGCGTCGAATCAAATTTGAATTTTCCGCCTTTGCGGTCGGATACCCGGCCATATGTACTGGCCTTGGCGTACGCCGTAAGGGGCGCGATCTTGCCGCCTGCCACAGCATCGCGCGCCTCTTCAACGAGATCTGCGAGATTGATCTCGGAGATTCCGAGGAAGGTCGCGAGGTTTGGCCGGGGCAGGCGAGGCAGGCTGCCACGCTTCCAGGTGCTGAAAGTTTGCTGCTGTTCATTGAGTTCGATCGCGGTTTCGCGGTCGGTCAAATCGCGCTCTCTTTGCTTGTCGACAAGCATCTGCGCGAAGCGGGATTTCTTCTCAGGCATTCCGTTCACCTTGACAAATTTGTAAAATAATTATAGGGTGCAAACGTAAATTTCAAGTATCCGCAGTCAACCAACCTGCGGGGCTTCTTCACCACAAGAGGAGAGACATGACTAAAATCACCAGCGATCAGCTGGCGAAAATGCACGACCGTCGCCTGAGAGGCGAAAGCTGTGCCGATATCGCCAGATCCTTCGGTCTCAACGAGATGACCGTCTACCAGCGTCTTCGTCGCGAGTTCGGCCTCGACGTCTATAAGTTTCCTCCGCCTGTTGCTGCTAACGACAACGTGCCAGGCCGAGTTCGCAAGATGACGGCGCACAACGGCGGTTGCTCTACGCTGAGCGGCAAGATGCCGGTGACGCTTGTTCGCATCCCGACCATTGACGGTCCGGCACCAGCGCAGGTGGCAGCATGAGTGGCGCCTGCGATTGCGATGAATTCCACCTCGGCGACTGGGTCGAGTGCAAGCTGAATACCGATCTTTTCGGTATCGTCGTCGGCGACGCTGATTTCGGCCGCTACGTGAACGTTCAGTTGGCCGGCTCACTCGGAACGATGCCCTTCCATGCCGTTACCCTCCGCCACATCGAGCCAAAGACCCCACCGGCGGCGGAAGACGACGACACCAACGTCGTCCACGTGGACTTCACTAAGCCACGTTCCCTGGATGCCACCACCACCACAGAAGGAGCTGCTTGATGGGGAAGTTTGAAAAAGGTCAGTACGTGAGAGTGCTGCACACCGATTATGCTGAGGTTCTCGCCGTCGGCGACACTTTCAAGGTCGGCGAGGCCTATGGTCACGGCGCTGAGCCCGAGGGCGAGAACAAAGATCTGTTTTTCCTCAACCACGAACTCGAGCAGTGGGTACCGAAAGTCGGCGAGCGGGTGACGGTCAGTGCATCTGACGTGCTGGCTCACTGGAATGCGTATTGGGCGGAGACCGCCGGCGTTCGTTTGAACAAAGACGACCTCGTCTATGTGACGCAGGTCACGCCAAACTACAGTGCCGGTAAGGCTGGAATCAAGATTGCGGTGAAGGCTGGGGGAAAGGGTCCCATCTGGACGGTCGATCGGTTCAGCCCGGCTCTCGCCACCCTTACCATCGAAGCCGGCAAATTCTATAAGACGCGCGACGGCCGGAAGGTCGGGCCGGTGACGCACAACGGCTACGGTGTTTATGGGGCGCCCGGCTTCGGCGGCGCCAAATGGTATGCAACTGGTCGCAGCTATTCGGATGAAAAGACGCTTCCCTCTGATCTCGTCGCCGAATGGGTCGACGAGCCGAAGGCCGGCAACGACAATGTCGGTATCGGGAGCCTGATCGGCAAGACAGTCACCGTCAAGATCGATAAGTCGAAGTTCAACGTCGGCGACCGTGTGAACAAAACGGACTGGCAGAGTTACAGCCCCAAAGGCTACGTCGTGACAAAGGTTGCGTCGGACGGGCTTTGGCTCGATCCCGGCAATGGAATGGCGCCGGTTCGCTACAAACTGCCAGACGACGAATTCTGGCTGGTTCCGGCGAAGCCCGCCACCAAGCCCGCCATCGTCTGCCTCATCGAGAACGGCCAGCCCAAGCCATCCGATCGCCCGCACATCCATGCCGACGAAGCCAAGGCCGGCAAGGAAGCCGCGCGTCTCGCGGGCGTCTATAAGGGCAAGGAGTTTGGCGTCTTCGTGCTGACCTCCAGCACGTCGCAGCCCGCGCCGGTCTACAAGCACGAATGGCAGCGCCAGGCCGCCGCCGGTAACAAGATCAGTGCGATCAAGGAACTGCGGGCCGCCAATGACCTGACGCTCAAGGGCGCCAAGGATGCCGTCGAGCACTGGCTCGACTTCATCGCCGCCTAAACCAACCCACCACCATCACCACAACAAGGCCGTGCGGCTCACCACCGCACGGCGAGAGGAGACCTATGTCCAGACATCGCTCGACGACCAATCCCTACGCCACCAGTTTCACCCGCACGGGCAAGCTCAACATGACCAACCGCAAGCCGTACCGCACCGCGGCTCAGCAAGCAGATGCCCGCGCCAACGCCGTCAAGGTGAACGGCACTTTCGTGTCGAACGCACCGGTCAGCTACCACCGCTCGCCGAAGAAGCAGGTGGCAGCATGAGCAACGTTTTCAACAAGCTCGCCGCGCGCTAACACGCCAACGACACCAAGCTCGGCCTGCCTTCCACCGACCGCGCCCACTACGACCGCCGCAAGCACCTGATGTCGGTTTTGGCCGGTGGCAAAGGATGGCGCATCCTGGCAAAGGAGCCGGCTCGCCGGGCAGACGGCACTACGCGGGGTGAGCGCAAGCGTGCTCGTGCAGAGCAGGCCTTCGCCCATCTTCGGGTAGCAGCATGAGCAAATCACCATGGGGCAGCCCGCCCATCACCGGCACGCCGCTCGACTACGTGCCGATCCATGCAGAGGTCGGCAAAGGCATCGACATCCCTGACCGGCCTTCACGCATGCTCGGCTACGCCTTCGTCATAGGAGCGCTGATCATCGGCGTCCTGCTCGGCGCGGTGGCTGTCTGATGTGGTCACCGTTTAGCTGGCTGCCGACGCTCTGCGTGCTCGCCGCCTTCGTCTTGATCGGCTGGATCATGACCTAACCCACCTGCGGCTGGCCACCACCAGCCGCAACCATCCCCACCACAGAGGAGACTACATGGCTATTTCATGGGATAAGCTTGAAGACACGTCCGATACCGATCCGCCGATCGTAACGCTCTATGGCGGCGCGAAGCTCGGCAAGACCACCCTCGCATCTGAGTTTCCGGCACCCTACTACTGCCGCACCGGTGAAGGCGAGAGACAGTCGGCCGGCGCACCGATGAAGTCGTTCGGTGTGTCCGAGACCTACCAGGACGTCATCGACCAGGCCGATTACCTCCTGCAGGCGGAGCATGACCGCAGGACCTATGTACTCGACGCGCTCGACGGTCTGGAAATCATGATCCATGCCGAGGCGTGTGCACGCAACAACTGGCCGGATATCGAGGCACCCGGCTTCGGCAAGGGTTACGCTGCTGCGCAGGCCATCTGGCACGAGTTCATCAAGAAGATGCTCGAACTCAAGAAGGCCGGCTTCTACGTCATCTTGATTTCGCACGTGAAGGCGAAAACCGTGCCGGGTGTCACAACCGACAGCTACCCGCGGTACATGCTCAATCTGCGCGATGACGCCGGCAGTGCGATTTGCGATGCGTCCGACCTTATCGGTTTTCTGCATCAGCCGGTGTCGATCAAGAAGGAAGATCTGGGATTCAAGAAAACCGCTAATCGCGGGCAGGGCGGAGGCGACGTTTCCATTGCTGTGCAGGAGCGGCCGGGCTTCATCGCCGGCAACCGCTATCAGATCCCGAACCCGACCTTGTCATTCAAGATGGGGAAGGGTTTCGCTGCGCTGAACGCATTCTTCCCACCGCAGCCGGACATCGCCACCGAGGTGGTCGAAGAAGAGCAGGAGGAGGCGGCGTGATCTCCGGCGGCAATTGGTTCGCTTGGTTCCCTGTGCTCGTCAGCACCTATCGCGGCAAGCGCATCGCATGGCTCGAAACTGTGCACCGCGAACGCGTCACCAGCCCATATGGCAGTGGGCCATTCCGCTACTACGCCTGACAACCAAGAGGAGATGCAACGATGGCAATATTCAAATCGGACTCGCTCGACGGGATCCTGAACACTTTCAACAAGACGATCACGCGGCTCGACGCCTTCTCGGCAAAGCGCCAGCAGGACGCCGATGCCGCCGCAGCGCTCATCCAGCAGAAGCAGGACGAGCAGAAGGCCGCTCTCGCCGACGTCACCAAGTCGGCCGCCGTTCGCTCTAAAATCAGCGACCTGATCGCCGCCTAACACCACACCACCAGAAGGAGACTATGCATGGCCAAGATTGGTTTCGAATACGAAGTCGATTTCGACAACACCGACAAGCAGGGCGGCGGCGGACTTCTGCCGAACATGTTCGCCCGCATTTGGGCTGAATCCATCGAGCTGAAGGAGACCAATGACCAGAAGGGTCATCAGGCCGAAATCACGTTCGAGGTGCAGGAGCCGGAAGCATTCAAGGGTAAGAAGTTCTGGGCCTATTGGACGATCGTCCACGCGGACGGCTTCAACTTCGGCCAGTACAAATACGGCAAGCCGATGTTCGACCGCCTGGCTCGCGCCGTCGAAGTCAACGTGACAGGCGACACAGACACCGACGAGTTGCTGTTCAAGCCTTTCGTCGTCGAGATCGAGGTGCAGGAAGGCGGGCTGAAGAACGACGGAAGCGGCACCAGCTACAAGGACAAGAACCAGATCGCGAAGTTCTTCTTCGAGGACGACGCAGCGAAAGAGCCCGTTCCGGAGCTCGGCCTGATCGGTGACGGCTCGGCAAGACGCCCGCCTTTCGGCAGCAAGGCCAAGGCACCGGCCAATGACAACCGTGCTCCTGCTGCGAACGACAACCGCTCGGCGGCCAGCGGGAAGCCCGCTGCAGCTGCTGGCGGCGCCAAAAAGAACCCTTGGAGCAAGTAGCCACCACATCGCGGGCCGACTCATCAGCGGCTCGCAACACCACAGAGGAGAGACGATGACCAACTACACGGCGGAAGCCGCGAAAATCAGAGAGAAGTGCGATCGTATCGACGGCGCATTCGTGGCAGGTGGCGCAGTTACCAGCGTCTTTACCGGCAAGGATATCAACGACATTGACGTCTATTTCAAGAGCCGCGAGGCTTTCGAGTACGCGGTAGCGCAGGCGTATGACGAGGGCTGGTGGTGTGTTGCAGCCACCAAGCGAGCAGTGACGTTCAGCGATCACGGCGGGGCGCCTGTTCAATTCATGCACTTCGACTTCTTCCCGACGGCGCAGGACATCTTTTCGGCCTTCGACTTTACCGTCGTCATGGGCGCGCTGGATTTCGACACTGGCGAGTTCGTCTTTCACGATGATTTCCTGAAGCACAACTCGCAGCGCTTCCTGCGCTTCCATCCCGGCACGCGTTTCCCGCTCGCGTCGGCCACGCGAGTCCTGAAGTACCAGACGCGCGGCTACACCATCGGCAAGGGTGACATCCTTAAGATCGCACTCGCCAGCCGAAAGGTGAAGATCGATACGTGGGAGGAGCTGAGGGATCAGATTGGCGGCGCCTATGGCGAAAAGGTGGTTCTGGCCGGTGAACATCAAGAGTTCTCGGTGGATGCTGCGATTGAGGCTCTTTCCGTCGATGAGGACGGGAAGGAAAAGTTCATCGTGAACGACAACGAGGAGCAGCCGGGCTCGGCGCGCGGCCTCCACATGAAGATCGCCGCCCTCAACGGTAAAGATTGGGGCGATCTCGACGAAGCCCGTTTCGATGACGACGGATATCCCGTTGGCTACGAGCCACCGGCGCGCAAATCGCCGTTCTCGTTTGCCGCCTAACCACCACCCCGCCGCACGGCGCACCACCGTGCGGCAACCACCACATCAGAGGAGATCACCATGCAGCTGAAAACCAGCCGCACCGAGCTCGCGCGCGTCGTTGGCGCCGTCGGTAAGGTCATTGAAGCCAGAAACACCATTCCGATCCTGTCCAACATCCTGCTGGAAGCTGAGGGTGACCGCCTTCGCCTGACCGGCACAGATCTCGACATCCAGGCGACGGCATCCGCGCCTTGCAAGATCACGACACCCGGCAAGGTCACTGTCAGCGCCAAGCTACTTGGCGATATCGTCCGCAAAGCCGGCGCGGATGACATCTCACTTGACCTGAAGGATGGTCGTCTGACCGTGAAATCAGGGCGTTCGCGCTTTGTCTTGGAGACCTTGCCAGCATCGGACTATCCGGATCTCGCCGTCGGTACCTATGACGCTGATTTCGAAATTGATCTTGCGGCGCTGTTCGCACCAGTGTCGTTTGCGATCTCGTCGGAGGAAACCCGCTATTATCTCAACGGGATCTTCTTCCACAGCGAAGAAGGCAAGCAAGCCGTGGCGGTAGCTACCGATGGCCATCGCCTTGCCCGCAACCGTGGTCCCGAACTGCCAGTTTTCGCTGGCATCATCGTGCCGCGCAAGACGGTCGGTCTTCTGCCGAAGGGCTCGGCGAAGGTGTCGGTCTCGGATACCAAAATTCGCATCGAGACAGCCGACCTCCTGCTCGTGTCCAAGCTAGTCGACGGCACATTCCCCGACTACGAGCGCGTCATTCCGCGCGAAAACGACAAGACGGTCACCGTCAACCGCGATGAGATGATGAAGGCCGCCGATCGCGTCGTCACCGTATCGTCGGAGAAGGGACGCACAGTCAAGCTGAGCATCGCACCAGGCTCTATTGCGCTGGCCGCACGCTCCGATGCTGGATCGGCCGAAGATGAGGTGGCCGCCGAATACAGCGGGGAGCCATTCGATGTCGGTTTCAACAGCCAGTATGTCCGCGACATCTTCGCCGTTCTGCCGGCCGGCGACGTCAACCTTCGTCTTCGTGATGGAAGCTCGCCTGCGCTAATCACTGGCGGCCTTGAGGGCTGGGACGGCGTCTTGATGCCGATGCGGGTCTAATGACCTCCACCGAGCAGGGAGGCGGGCTGTGGCGGCCCGCCAACGCAGCTGAAGGCCATAACTTCGAGGACAACTGGTGCGGTCACTGCTTGGAGGAGCGCGGCGAGGATTGGGAAGACGAGTTCGGCAATCATGTCGAGGGTTTTTGCCCGATCCTCTCGTATGCGCAGTCCGCCGGTCAGCCTGAGCATTGGGTGCTCCGACACGGCATGCCTTGGTGCACCGCTTTCCGCCAGGATCCAGAGCGGCCAGCGCGATGCCTTTTCACAGAGGAGATGCCATTTGGCTCCCATCCCCAAACCCCAATCTAGCACGCTACTCTCCATCCAGACCGCGCTGGAAACCGGCCACGATGACTGGGAGTCAGTCGGCGTGCCCGCCGGCGATATCGGCGTTGAATGCGACCGGGCGATCTGGCTGGCCTTTCGCCGCGCGTCGTCGCCCGAGTTCATTGACTGGCGGAAGCGTCGCATTTTCGAGCGAGGCAATATCGAGGAAGATCGACTGCTTGATCTGCTACGCCTGGTCGGCTGCGAGGTGTGGGGAGAGCAGGATCGCGTTCGTGCCGCCGGTGGCCATTTGCGTGGGAAGATCGACGGCCGCGTGGTCGGCATCCTCGAAGCGCCGAAAACCGAGCACATCGTCGAGTGCAAATCGTCGAAACAGGAGATCTTCAACAAGGTGAAGAAGCATGGAGTGAAGGTCGGCAAGCCGGAGCACTACGCGACCTTCCAGTTCTACATGCACGGCCTCGGCATCAGCCGTGTCTACTACATGATGTCGAACAAAAACGACGAGGATCTGCACCTCGAGCGCGTCGAATATGACGTCGAGTTCGCGATCCGTGCCGTCGCCCGCATAGAACGCATCATCAACATGCCGGAGCCGCCCATCCGCCTCTGCAAGAAACGCGACGACTTCCGCGGCATCTTCTGCCGACAGGCTGCGGTCTGCTGGGGTGAAGAGATGCCGCGCGCACACTGCCGCTCTTGCATTCACTCCACGCCTCTGATGAACGGCAATGCGGCATGGGATTGCGCCAGATGGCAGCAGCCGTTGTCGCTTGCCGATCAGGCAGCCGGGTGTCCGGCGCATCTTTTTATCCCCTCCATGCTCGCCGGCCTTGAAATGGTGTCGGCCGATCAGGAAGCGGAGACCATCACCTACCGTCGACCAGACGGCACGACTTGGACTGACGGCGCCACCACCGCCTGAATTTACCACCACAGAGGAGACTGCCATGACCGCATACCGCCCAGCGAATTTCGACGCACGCCTACTTTCCTACCGTCCTTTGCTTATTCGGATGGCCACAAGATACGGCGAGCCAGCCGACCGTGAAGACCTGGTGCAAAGTGCTCTCGCGCGCGCCATGGAGAAATGGTTGGATTGCCGTGATGGCTTCGCCGCATGGCTGCGGGGCGTAATGCTCGCCGAGATCCAGATGTACCGCACCGCTCGGCGGCCGCGAAAGGGTGTAGCGGCGAACGACAATACGCCCGCTACGCAGGAGGACACCGTTGCTGCCGCGCAAGCCATTAGTCGCTGCCGTAATCCAGACATCATGATTCAGGTTGGAATGGGGGCGACCATGCAGGATATCGCCGCTTCGCGCGGCATCTCCAAGCAGGCGGTAAGCGTCAAGGTGCGTGCCGACCGAGCAAGGCTGGCCGCCTGATGCTTGAGCTCCGATATTATCAGCGCGATTCTCTGGACGCGCTTTACAAGTATTGGGAAGAGGGCGGTGGGAATGGTCTCATCGTCCTACCGACCGGCGCGGGTAAGGCGCTCGTCATCGCAAAACTGATCGAGGAGTTGCTCGCTGACTTCCCGTCGATGCGCATCCTCAACATCACCCATGACGCCCGACTCGTTGAACAGAATTTCAAGGAGTTCATCGGGCTCGCACCGTTTGCGCCGGCTGGCATTTACTCTGCCGGCCTTAACCGTCGAGATGCCCATGCGCAGGTTCTATTCTGCGGCATTCAGTCGGTATGGAACAAGGTTGAGCAGCTCGGCGACATCGATCTCATCATCGTCGATGAGGCGCATGGCATCTCGCGCAACGCCAACACCCAGTATGGCAAGTTTTTTAAATCGGTCCGCAAGCACAATCCAGATAGTCGGACATGCGGCACGACGGCGACCGACTATCGTATGGATTCAGGTCGCCTGACGGACGCGCTCGATGAGGACGATTCCCTTGATCCGATCACCGGCGAGACGGTGAAGTTCAAGCTGTTCGACGATGTTGTCTACGAGATCGGCATTGGCGAGCTTATCGAGCAGGGGTATCTCACGCGACTGACCAGCCAGAAGACCACCTCGAAAATCGATCTGAAAGGCGTCGGCACACGCGGCGGCGATTATATCCCCGGCCAAGTGTCCGAGGCCGCCGAGCAGATCATTGAGGAGGCCATCGCCGAGGACATGGCGCTTTCAGAGGGCAGGCGGGCTGGGCTGTTCTTCAGCACCAGCAAGGAAAACGCGCAGCATATCGCTGACGCGATTAATCGATATGGCCGCAGGTGCGCCGTCCTGACCAGCGATAATGCCCACCAGACGAAGGAGATCTTCGAGAAATTCAAGTCCGGCTACTATTGGGCAATCTCGTCGGTGAGCATGATCACGACCGGCACCAACTTCCCGTGGGTGGACTTCATTTCGCTGATCCTGTCGACGAAGTCGGCCGGAAAACTGGTGCAGATCCTCGGTCGCGGCACTCGCAATTTTCCCGGCAAGACAGACTGCCTGGTCGCAGACCACGGCAAGAACCTCGCCTATCACGGCCCGATCGACCAGATCCGGCCGCGCGAGCCTGGCAAGGGGTTGGGTGACCAGCCGAAGAAGCTGTGCCCGCAGGACAAGCCGGACATTCAAGGCAAGTGCGGTTGTGGCGAGCTTATCGCCATCTCGATCATGGAATGCCAGTGCTGCGGCTATATCTTCCCGCCGAATGAGGAGGAGAAGATCACGGCGAAAGCAGACCTCACGCCAGTGCTTTCAACGGAGAAGCCGTGGCACGAGGTTTCATCTCGTTCCTTCTTCCACCATCCGGGCAAGGAGGGGAAACCCGATTCCGTCAAGGTGACATACCTTGTCGGGATGAAGTCGGTGAACGAGTGGATCTGCTGCGCTCACTCCGGCTTTCCGAAGTCCAAGGCTAACCGCTGGTGGATGACCCACGGCGGGAAGACGCCATATCCGAATGACGTCATCGAGTTCCTTGAACGTCAGCATGAGTTGATGGACACTACCGAGGTTCAGCTCGATTACGGCCGAAACCCGAAATATCCGGATATCGCGGCCCACCGCGTCGCGCCGGCGAATGATAATCACGAGCCTGCGGCGAACGATAACCGACGGCGACCGGCTTGGATGGATGAGGAGGATATTCCGTTCTGATCTTGACAAATTTGTAAATATCAACATGATGCATTGCATGTAAAGCGCCTACCAAGCGCGACGACACACACCACCAGAGGAGATATCGATGACTAGAAGACAGGCGGAACCAGCTTTCGACCCATTTGCCATCGCGACAGGCCATAACGGCGGTCCGCCGCTCGATGACGAGCCCGCGAACGACAACGAGCCCGCCTACGTCGCCATCTTTACCGAGATCGACGACCTCTATGGAGAGGCCAAGAACTGGGCCGACGGCGATGCCATCTCCAGTCAGGAGATGCACGACCAGATCGAGAAGCTGTATACCGGTCTGCACGAGGCGGGTAAACGCGCGGACGATCTGCGCGTCGAGGAAAAGAAGCCGCTCGACGACCAAGTGAAGGCGATCCAAGATCGTTACAATCCCTACATCCAGCCGAAAAAGGGCAAGGTCGACCGCGCAAAGGCGTCGCTCGGCGAACTGCTGGCCCCATGGCGCAAAAAGCTTGCCGACGACAAGGCCGCCGAAGCCGCGAAGAAAGCCGCAGAGGCAGCGGCGGCCACAAAGGCGGCCGAGGATGCGATCCGCTCGTCATCCGGCAATCTTGGTGCGCGCGAATACGCCGAGGAGCTGCTCGCCGACGCGAAGAAGCTGGAGCGCGGCGCGAAGCGTGCGGACAAAGCCGCAACCACCGGCTTGGGGTTGCGGTCGGTCTGGAACGTGAACATCGCCGACGAGACGAAGGCGCTGGACTGGGCGTTCGAGCATGCGCCAGGCGAGTTCATGGCAATGGCGCTGTCGCTGGCCGAAGAGCAGGTTCGAAAGGGTGTGCGCTCGATCGAGGGATTCTCGATCGTTGAGGACAAGGTGGCTCGTTAGGAGTCTGCCTTGAGAGCGTCGATCACCGCAACAATCTTTGCCGCTTCTTCGATCTCGCAAACCCATACGCCGTCTTTGTACGGATCCAGACCTGGAAAACCGATCCGTTGCGCCATTTCTGTAACGAACCCGTAGCTGATCCTGTCTTCGGGGTTTCGACCTTTTGAGCGGCATATAGCTTTGGCCGCAATTTCGATCCGCCTCACATCGTTAGCCATTGTGTCCTCCGGTTGAACGACTCTCAGGATACCACACCACCCAGCGCGCCACCAACGTGTTGGTTTCACCACAGAGGAGAGAATATGAACCCGTTACCCGAGGGACGCTACGGCGCCATCCTTGCTGACCCTCCGTGGTCATTCAGAACATATGGCAAGCAGGACGTGGCGCCCGCGCGCGGCGCACAGCCGTATTCCGTCATGTCTCTGGCCGACATCAAAGCACTGCCCGTTGCTGACGTCGCTGCCAAGGACTGCCTTTTGTTCATGTGGACCGTTTCGCACTTGCAGGGCGCCGCCATTGAGGTTGCGGCAGCATGGGGCTTCACGCCTGTGTCGATCGCTTTCGTTTGGGACAAGGGGCGCATGGGCATGGGCTACTGGACCCGCCAAGAGGTGGAGGTTTGCCACCTGTTCAAGCGTGGAAAGCCGCGTCGTTTGTCGCGTGGGGTCCGATCCGTGATCCGCGCACCGCGCCGCGAACATAGCCGCAAGCCTGATGAGCAGTACGGCCGGATCGAGCAGCTGGTCGGCGGCCCGTATCTTGAGCTCTTCGCCCGGCAGGCGTGGGCTCGTTGGTCGGCATGGGGCAACCAGGTCGGCAAGTTCGAGGCCGACAATGATAACGACCTCCTGCAGGCGAGGGCCGCCTAATGGCGAAACTCACCAAAGCACAAGCGAAGGCTCACGCGCAGGCGTGTGACCTGCTGACGAAGCCGGTCCTGACAGAAGAAGACAAGGACTTCGTTCTCAAGAACTGGAACGAAGGCGCCAACCACGTCAACGGCGCGGCCGGCGCGTTCTTCACGCCATACGATATGGCGTTCGATTTCACGATCGACGCCATTGGGCAGGGCGGTTACGGCGGCCGGATCATTGATCTTTGCGCGGGGATCGGCATGCTCTCTTATGCCTGTTGGCATCGCAGCCACCAGAAGGCGCGCATCACCTGCGTCGAGCGCAATCCAGACTACCTCTCTGTTGGGCAGAAGATCCTGCCAGAGGCGGAGTGGATCCTTGCTGACGTGCTGGACGTGATCGACATGGACCTCGGTCGTTTTGACGTGGCCATCAGCAATCCGCCGTTCGGCGCGATCAAGCGGGAGAAGAACGCTCCGCGGTATTCGGGCAAGGACTTCGAGTTCCACGTTATCGATATCGCGGCGCATCTCGCGCGCGAAGGCGCGTTCATCGTCCCGCAGATGTCGGCCGGTTTCAACTTCAGTGGCGGCGGCCACTACCGGCGGCAAAAGGACGGCAAAGCAGTCAAATTTCAGGAGTTGACCGGCCTTCACTTCGAGGCAGGCTGCGGCATCGACACCAACTTCTACATCAACGATTGGAAAGGCGTGTCGCCCATGTGCGAGATCGTGTGCGTGGACTTCGGGCCGGAGAATCAGGCTGTTGAAGCTGTGGTCCCGGCCAATGACAATGTGCCTGCTCAGGCGGACTTGTTCGGGGCTGCGGCATGAGCCCGGCCGAGATGGAAGCCGCTTGCAAGGACAGCCTTGCTGGCGCCGTTGAGTTTGGCCTGCCTGAGAACAAGGCTTGCGTGAACCTCGTCACGCCCAAAGGCTGGAAGCCATCGCCGGGTTTCCCGCGGGGCTACTTGCTGCAGGTGAAGGAAAACGGCGACCGACTGTGCAGTTACCCGTCACTGCGCCTGCTGACGTGGATCAGAAAGGCGGTGGCAGCATGATCGGTCTTGAGATTGTTGGGGCGACGGCATTGTATGTCGCTGCAGTCGTCGCGGCTGCATATGTTTCCGCTGGCATTGCCGCATTCATCAACCGCAATGCGGGTCTCGAAGGTTTGGTGCCGGTCATCATCTCCTTCTTCGCAGTCATTTTCGTGGGCGCGGTCGCGGGCCTTGTTCTCTTGGGGACGGCGCTATGACCAAAATCCCCGGAAAACCCGTCCTGCCCATCACGCCCACCTGCGACGAGATCGGCGCCCCCACCACATGCAGGGCTTGCGGCCGCATCGCCATGGGTATCGGCGTCGGCTTCAAGACCAAATCGGACAAGGATCCCGGCTACCTCTGCAAGGGGTGCATCACCGCCGTCTCCGACCTGTCGAAGATGGACCGGCTCAGCTTGTTCGAATTGCGGGCCTTGGATGCTGGCGTTGAGGCAGTCGGCGAATACATCGGAGAGCACGGCGTGACCGAGCTTCTCCACTTCGACGAGCTGATGCAGCGCATGATGGTCAAGGCCGCATGGGAAGGCTGCATTCGCGGGGTGAGGGCGGCTTTGAAGGAGGCACCGTTTTGATGGAGGCGATGATGGATTACGACAAGCAATACATGGCCGCAGCGGAACTTACGGCTGCCAATAGCAAGGACCGCTCCACAAAGACGGGATGCGTTATTGTCTCGCCAGATCACATCATCCGCGCCGTTGGATACAACTCTTTTCCGGCTGGCGTCCATGATCTCGATGATAGGCACGAGAGGCCGGAGAAATACTTCTGGACCGAGCACGCGGAGCGTAACGCGATCTACGACGCTGCCAAAAGGGGCGTCTCGTTGGATGGCTGTACCGCCTACATCAACTGGTATCCATGCATGGATTGCGGTCGAGCATTGGTGCAATCCGGCGTGACCGCCATCGTATGCCGCGAAGTGAACATGGACCACGAAAAATACGCGGCTGATTTTCGACGAGCAGCCACCTTATTCGCCGAGGCTGGCATCGAGGTTCGCTTCGTTGTGGGTGAGGCCGACGCCGCCTAGCCAACCACCATTCTAACCGACGACGCCACCAACGTCTCGGCGACACCACACCACATCCAGAGGAGACTACCATGACGATTCATTTCGCGCCGGATCCCGCACGCCCGCTCATCATCGACAGCTTCGCCGGCGGCGGCGGCGCATCCACCGGCATCGAGCTTGCCCTCGGCCGCTCGCCGGACATCGCCGTCAACCACAATCCGGCGGCGCTGGCGCTGCATGCGGCCAACCATCCCGAAACGCTCCACCTGTCGGAGAACGTATACAAGGTGGATCCGCTTGATTACCTGCGCCGCAGACACGTCGGCCTCGCCTGGTTCTCGCCAGACTGCAAGCACTTCTCGAAGGCAAAGGGCGGTAAGCCGGTCGAGCGCAACATCCGCGACCTCTGCTGGATCATTCCCGGCTGGATCGAGCGCATCCAGAAGAGCGGCGGGAAGGTCGACGTCGTCATCATGGAGAACGTCGAGGAGTTCAAGGATTACGGCCCGCTGATGCAGACCGAGCGTGGCCTGATGCCAGATCCAGAGCGCAAGGGCGAGACCTTCAAGGACTGGTGCAAGAAGCTGCGCAAACTCGGTGGCAAGATCGAGTTCCGCGAGCTGCGTGCCTGCGACTATGGTGCGCCGACGATCCGTAAGCGCCTATTCGTCATCGTCCGGTTCGATGGTAAGCCGATCGTGTGGCCGCAGCCCACGCATGCCAAGCCGACCGATGTGGATGTCATCGCTGGCCGCAAGCTGGCATGGCGCACGGCGGCCGAGTGCATTGACTGGAGCCTGCCTTGCCCGTCAATCTTTGACACCTCGGAGCAAGTGATGGCTCGCCATGGTCTTCGAGCTGTTCGTCCGCTGGCCGACGCCACCATGTCGCGTGTTGCACGCGGGATGAAGCGTTATGTGCTGGATGCGGAGCGGCCGTTTTTGGTGAACCTGACGCACGGCGGCCGAGTCGAAGACATAGCCGAGCCTGCACGCACGATTACGGGTGCCCATCGTGGGGAGAAAGCACTGGTTTCTCCGCATCTTTCGGCTTTTTATGGTGTGGGCAAGGGCGGCAATGATCGCGCAGCGTCTGCGGACGAGCCCATGTCGACAGTCACCGCCACCGGTGCGCAGCAGGGCGTTGTCTCGGCGTTCGTCTCCCGCCAGTTCGGCGCTTCGGTTGGCCACGGCATTGAAGAGCCATCGGCGACGGTAACCGCAGGCGTCAACAAGTCGGCTCTCGTCGCACCTTACCTGCAGGCTTATTACGGCACCGGTGACGGTGGCGAGGAGAACCAGCCAGCACGAACCATCACGACGAAGGACCGGCACGGCCATGTCGAGGCCAGCCTCAGTGTGCCGCCATTCACAGCCGATCAGGAGGCTCGCGCTCGCGAAGTTGCGGACTTCATGCGCGAGCATGGCTTCTGGGACGATCGTGAATTTGTCACGCTAACCGTTGGCGCCGACACTTTTGTCATCGTCGACATTGGCATGCGCATGCTCACGCCCCGCGAGCTATACAACGCGCAGGGTTTCCCGTCCGATTACCGGATCGACGAGGATGCCGACGGCAATGCGTTCCCGAAGTCGGTTCAGGTCAGCTGCGTCGGCAACTCGGTGTCTCCACCGGTGGCGCGTGCGCTGGTCGCGGCCAACTGCGGACACTTGGCTGCGGCGAATGACAATGTCAGCGCTGTGTCTCTTCGCGCCGCTTGATATCCAGATAGTTGAGCAGGTCGACCAGATCGTCGGCCTGCTCCATGTCCAGACCGTCTTGGAGAACGCCTTTAACCTTCGCCGGTAGGCCGGTGAAGATGTCGAAGACCGTCCACGAACCATCATTCTCTTTGCGCATGTCATAGCGGTTCTTATGCATGCCGGTACCTCCGGAGGGTTTATGCCTGATCTTACCACGCAGCCAACCACCCCAAAAGACCTCGCCCTCTCATACGTCTATCGCGGTGTCCCGGTGTTTCCGTGCCGGGCCGCCGACGAGGTGACGGACCAGTTCGACCCCGATACCGGCGAGATCATCGTCTACAAGGCGAAGACCCCGCTGCGCTCCAACGGCTTCAAAGGCGCGACCGTAAACGGCGGTCTCGTCGGCCGTATGTGGGACAATTACCCGTCTGCCATGGTCGGCATCCCCACCGGTGAGCAGCTCGGCGCATGGGTGCTCGACGTTGACGTTCACAAAGACGAAAATGGTAACGTCATCAATGGTTACGAGACGCTCGCTCGACTCGAAGATAAGCACGGCACATTGCCGGAAACCGCCCGTGCCAAGACGGCAGGCGGCGGCACCCACTATTATTTCAAGCACGTCCCGAGCGTCCGAAACCGCGGTGGTCTCGGCGCCGGTCTCGACGTGCGTGGATCCGGTGGCTACGTCATCGCCCCCGGCAGCGTGACCGGCGACGGTCGAGAATATCTATGGGTGGACTTCGACGGCGAGGGCATGCCGGACATCGGCGATGCCCCAGAATGGCTGCTCGATCTGGTCACGCCCCCGCCAGCCACGTCCGGCCCGGTGGACTATAGCTATGAGCCCGGCACGAACGACGCCTATATCGATCAGGCAATCCGGTTGGAGCTTGAGGAGACGGCGGCTGTCCCGATGGGCGGTGGCCGCAACAATCGTCTCAATCAGGCATCCTATGCACTTGGCACATTCGTCGGCGCTGGCGCTTTGCGGGAGAGCGAGGCGCGAGACTTATTGCAGGGCGTGGCGCGTGCGTGGGCTCGCGACTGGACGCAGTGCTGCAAGACGATCGATAATGGCTTGAAGGCTGGCATGGCGAACCCGCGCGTCATTCCCGAACGGACGATGGCCGACACGACGCCATCGATCGACGCCGAGCGCATGGTCGCGAACACGCTGGCCAAACGAGAGCATCCCACCCCCGAACCCGTCGTGGAAGATGACGAGCTGCCCGAGTACAAACTTGAGGCGGTGCGAGAGCTTGAGGATCTGACCTATCCAGGTGGACTGGTGGAGGATCTCATCGACTGGATCGTATCGTCAGCCGAGCAGCCCAGCCGGCCTTTGGCTCTCGCTGCCGTGTTGCCGTTCGTCGCCTCGCTTTGCGGACCGCGGTACTCGACGACGAGCCGAGACACGCGCCCGAACATCTATTCCGTAGCCCTCGCTGAATCGGGTTTCGGTAAGGATCACGCGCGCTCGCAGATCAAACGGCTGCTGATGTCTGATCACGGCGTATTCGAGAAGTTCAGCGGCCCGGCCCGTATCATGTCGGCATCAGCGCTGCGCGAGGTCCTCGAAGCCAACCAGTCCGTCAATTGTCAGATCGACGAGTTCGGCGGCTTCATTCGCGATATCACTGACCGAAAGGCTGGCAGCCACCAGCGCGCGATCTCCACAGACTTACGCGACTACTATTCCGCCAGCTCAACCTTCTTCGAGGGAGCAGCCTATCGCGGCACGCCCCCGAAGCGGATCTACAACCCAATCTTGTGCGTCCACGGCACATCGACGCCTGAGCAGTTCTGGTCGGCCTTGTCATCGGCCAGCGCCGAGGATGGCCTGCTGCCGCGTCTGATCCTGTTTCATATCACCGGATCAAAGCCGGCAGTGGTGAAGCCCACCAAGACCGTCCGCGACGTGCCGTACCTCCTCATGGAGCGCATGGCGACCGTGGCCGGTATCGATGTGGCCAAGAAGCGCGGAAACCTCGGCAAGGTCGGTTACTCGTCCGACACGGCGCCGTCGGGTGAGGTCAAGCCGCATGTCATCCCATGGACGCCGGATGCGGAAGGCTTGCTGCGGGCGGTCAAGGAGACGATCGAGGAAAAGGAGAGGGCGGTCGCGGCTGATGCGCAGCCATTTGTTCGCCGCATCGTCGAGAACGCCATCAAGCTGGCCATCGTCGTCGCTGTCGGCCGTGACCCGGTCGAGCCGGTAATCAACGAGGAGGTCTTTGAATGGGCGGCTGCCGTGGCGTGGACCTGCGCTGCTGCGATGCTCTCGGAGGTCGGTGAGCGCCTGGCGGACAACCAGCGTGAGGCGAACTACAAAAAGATCGCCGGGCTGATCAAGAAGGCCAAGGGCGGCATCACCGAAGGCAAGCTGGCAGATCGATGCAAAGCTATTGATGGTTGGCAACGCAAGGAGATCCTTGAGGACCTTCAGAAGACTGGTCAGGTCGAGTTTGCCGCCAATGACAATAAGCCAGGCAGGCCGTCTCGGCGATTGATATGGGTTGGGTAAATTTACTGAGTAAAATTAGGCAAAGGTTACCCTCAAAGAAAAGGCGGCATTTTTGCCGCCTTTTTTGCATTTTAACCAGTAGCGATCGCATTCTCCGCAGCTTGTATGCCGCGCTCAATCTTCGCAGTAAGGACAAACATAAAATTGCCTAGTGCTTCGGCAAACTCGACCGACTGCTTTGCTTCCTCGTATGAAACATGAGGGTTTTCTGCATCTGCATGTCTTGGTCTATTCGAACCAAGCCTTACAGCGTGCGCCCAGTCCGCCATTCCCTGAGTTAAGATACCATCAGCTCGTGCCTTATCGATTCTGCTGTAAAGAGACCCTTCAGTATACGCTCGCTCCTTGAGCATCGCGTCAACCGCACTGCCAGCCATAACGGCGGCTGCGTCGGGCGCGTGTAGTACATCGAATGCTTGCTGTAAAAACCGTCTTGCAACGTCTGGAATATCATTGTGCGCCAGTTTGGGCGCTGGATACACGTCTGCCGCCACTTGATTGAGATAAGCTGTGTGAGACTTTGCGGTAGTCGCGCCTCCACAAGTGCTGCAAAGGTAGCAAGCCCAAGCTTTCTGCTGCTGTCTATCCGCTCTTGGTGTCCCAACTCCATCATGAGACATCCAGACCAACTGCATCAAAGGCGCCGTTACTGCGCAGTGTGGGCACTTCTCAACATCCAGCTGCTGCCCCATTGTGGCCATTCAAATTCTCCTCATCTGTTTCGTCCGAAGTTTCGTCTTTTTGCCGAGTTTCGTCCATGGACGAAATTGAGTTTCGTCCATTTCGTCCGAGTTTCATCCACCCCTAAAAAAGACGAAACTCAATCCGGAAAACTCAATGAAATCAGTACCCTGTATATACTATATATAGTTTCATCATTTTATCCTTATCGTTATAGTAAGTACCTAATTTTCAATCATTCTGTTGATCTGTGTAGAATATAGGGGAGGAAATGACGAAACCCGTCTCCAAGAATTCTAGCTGACGAAACAGCCGCGCCACCTACTATGTTGGTATGGCAAAAATCCCCACACAGAGAACCACGCAGACCACGCGCTACCAAGGCCGGAAGGTTCGCATCATCACCACGACATCCTCGACAGGCACGAAGGTCACCGTGACGGATGCGCCGGTCGAAGAATGGATCTTGCAGGCCGCCGCTGTCGCCGCACTCAAAAACATGCCGGAATACGCTGGCGACGCCGACAAGGTGGCTGCCAACGACAACGCAGGACGGCCGAGCTTCACTCTTGCAGCAGACATGAACGGCGATAATCGAAGCCGACAGGCTGCCCTGAAGGCAACGGCGACGGGCATTGCGGCCGGTGATCCTGATCTCCGCATCTACCTGCCCAACGGCGTTCTCAAGCTGATCGAATACAAGAATGCCGAGGGCGTACTCACTAAGAGCCAGCGCATTCGTCACCCGCTTCTTTTCCGTCTCGGCCATCCGGTCGTTACTCTCAAGGTAGCGAGCAAGGAAGAGGCGGCGGCAAGGACGGTCGAGCTGGTTCGAAACTGGCTAGCTGTTGCTTGACGCATCGCGCCACTCTGCGCGCTCAGCTTGGCGATTGCGCCACTGCTCGCGTTTGGCTTCACGGTCTCGGCAAACGGGCCCGTCGTCATTCCAGCCTTTGGCGAACCAAATGCCTAATCCGGCAAGGACGACAATCACGAAGCCGCTCATGAGAAACGAAACAACCATAACACCCTCCTGAACACGTCAGCCTCTAACAACTGCTCATGATCTTGGAGGTTCCCAAGCGTCTGCTAACGTACCCGCTGTATTGAACCCGTCATGGTGTGGTCGACGCCGTCGAAGCGGTCAAGCGCCAGTGAGGCGCCGAACATCAGAATGGCGATAATGGGGATTGCGAATAGGACGATAGATCCTGGTACGCGCATGAACCAACTCCGAACAAATGGCTGCGTCGGCGCCATCAATGCCCTGCGGCATTTAACGCAAAGTTAACAGATCGCGTTTGCGCACAGTTAACCACCACAGAGGAGACGACATGGCACGACACGGATCACTTGCTGAGCAACTCGATGCATTCCTGACATTCGCCACCGCGCCGGACCATGAGCCGGAGCCGATCCAGACGAACTGGGCCATCACGCCGGCCAATGACAACAATCCTGAAGATGTTGCCGATCTCAAGACCGAGAAGCTCTGGGACATATCGCCCTCGGTCGAGGAGGTGATGAGGCAGGTCAAGTCTGGCCCGGTTCATCGCAACGATGCTGGTCAGACGGTGCGTATTGGTCGCTTACGCTTCTCAGACGGCACGCAGACCGAGCAGGCCATGAAGGTCACCATCGACGGGAAAGTCGTCACGTTCCAAGATCGCATGCCTACAGGCGCCATGCTCGGCACGATCGACAAGGAGAGGGCGCAGCGCGGTGGTGATGACAATCCGCAGGAACTCACAGACAGCAACGAATATTTCGCCGAGATGCTCGGAACCCGCAAGCCGCGCTATGTCACCGCTTCGAAGAAACGTCAGCCACGACAGCAGATCAGCCACGACGAGGCAAAGCGCATTCTGGCGGACGCCTACGCCAAGGCAGGCGACGTCAACAAACTGATCACGCGCTACCCGGATGGCCTACCTTGCGGGTCGCAAAAGGTGGCGGATAGCTTTCTCGGCATGCGGAAGACGACCTGCGCAGGTGGTGGATCGATGGCGTGGCAGGATGTGGCTTCGGAAACCGAGCAGCGACGGTCATGGCATGAGGCGGTTGGCTACATGGCAGACGAGCACTTCGACATTCTGACAAGCGCCAGCAAGTCCAAGAGCCTGAAGGAAATCGGTCAGGCCCGAGGCTTCAAAGGGCAGTATGCAATCGAGGCAGGAAGGCGACTGTTGATTGCCGCCAACGATAACTTCGCAGAAGCGCTGGATTTGGCGCGTTATGCCAAATCGGCCTGACTTTCTGAGAAGTTGCCACCTGTATAGGTGAAGGGGTTGCCGGATAGGCGCCCCACACCTTTCCGGGCGCACCGATGTTGCGACGGAGCCTCGGCCAGCGATGAGCCGGGGCTAACTATCCTGAACCGCGACAGGACGAGCCACGACGGTGGACCCTTTCCGGTATTCGAGCATTAGCTCAATCCGTATCGCTGCGGTGATGCGGCACCTACAGCCTACCCTTGATCCTCTGTCCCTTCGTCTGCACCGGGTTTCGTACCGTGGCAGAGGCGGCGGATATGTCTGGCCCGTGAAATGACAGGGCGACGCTGCGGACGCGCTTCGTTGGTAGTCCATATTCGGCCATTCACCGATAGATGCTTGCGGCTTGGACGCGGCATTCGGTTGGCCTTGCCAATCCCCACGTCGACCTCTCCTCCGTCGTGTGGTGATCCCTGCGGCTGGCTCGCTTCGGCTTGAGCCGGCCGCTTTCGGTTTCTCGGGGTGTGCACCAGATAAAGTTGTGGATTTTTACTGATTCGCTCTTATCTTGAACGCCTTCGCATGCTGTCTGGGCTCATCAGCTTATGGTGGGGGCCATGGACAAGAGTTTCACATTTCGTTTCTACAACGTTTCTCGTACCGACCCAAAAAAGCCACCGATGGTGGACCTGTTGCGACAAGTTGCACAGGAAAAAGACCGTTTAAAAAGGGAACATCAAGTAATTCAGGGCTATACTATTCGCCTTGAGGAATTAGAAGATGACGGCGCGGACGCGGTAATTGGTGAATTTGTCCGATGCCAATCGACAAATCTACCGAGTGAGATTGACGGCTCCGCCAGGAGAGCCTTGGCTGCCAAGCAGTTGGGACATAGCATCGTTTTCCGATTGAACCACAAATTGGGCGTTATCGGCATTCAGCATGATCCTCGAATAGTGTCGCTAGGTAGGATTCTGGAGTATCTCAGGATCTACAATGCGGGTGCCTTCTTCGACGTTGCACCTAGAATCAACAAAGATGCATGGAAAAAATTCAACGCAGGATCAGTGCGAAAGCTTTCTTTGAGAATTGCCTCTCCAGATACGATGGATGACTTAGGTGGCGATGGAAAAGCGGCATCAAGCGGACTGAAAGCGCTCGCAGACGCGTATGACGCGCCGACGATCGGAATAGAGCTGTCGATGGGCAACCACAAAGGTTTCCTAGCCAACTCCGTCAAAGGTCTCGCTGATCTTCTCTCAAAAGCAGTGGGGCCGACTTCCCGCGTAGATAAACTTACTGCTGTTACCGTAATCAACGATGTTTCTGAGGAGGTTGACTTGATCGAGGAAAGGCAAATACTGCAAGACACACTGGCAATAGATGACCGTGATCCAGATAAAAATTATGAAGTGAAGAAAACATATCTAGCACGTGAAATGAAGAAGTTGATCGGATGACAGCGGCGATCGAGCGTTTCGGACCTGTATGTGCTGCGTCGCTCATGGTGGCTGCGCTGTACTATTTCCGTGGCGACTTAGTTCTAATGGCGTTCAACGGGCAGCTAGACCTGAAAAACGTATATGCCTCTGTGTTCGATTGGTCATCCATCCAAACGGGTTTTGTATTCGGGATTTTTGGCTTTGTAGCAGGTAAGAGCGGAGGTTTTATCGAGGCCATTCGCGATACTAAGGAAATGGCTCTCTTTCTCACATATACAAAGCGAGCTATTTACCTAGGCTTCTGCCTGACGTTCTCCAGCATAGTCATGTCGATCACGTCATTCGATGTTTCGAGCGGTGGGCCTTGGAAGTTTCATATTTTTGCTGTCTGGTCGTTTGTATCATTATGGGGATTCCTAGCGTTTCTCCGTGTTGCGTACATTTTTGGTGACATACTGCGGGTACGTGATCGAGTGCGGATCCCGGGATAATGCCTGATACTGGCGCTGCGCCACTTCCCGAGTAAACCCCATGATCGTGATGACAGTCGTCGGCAGTGGCATGGCCCAGCTTGAGGAAGCGACCATCATCCTCGGCACACAGGGCCGTGCTCGACGCGCTTATTCCCGCGCGATCAACCACACTGGCGACATCGTTCGAAACGAAGCTGGCAGCGCGCTGTCTGCCCAGACGGGCCTACCCAAGCGTACGGGCAAGAAGGCTTATCGGATATCTGGCGAGCGCGCCAAGCCAGACACGCTGACGTATGTGGTCAACGGGCAGGGTGGCGATATCGCCCTCAAATACTTCAAGGCCAGAGAGACCAAGAAGGGTGTCAGCGCTGCTCCTCACAATGCGAGGCGTGTGTTCGCATCCACCTTCATGAAGGCTGGCTGGTGGCCCAAGCGAGTTGGCAAGCCTGGTTGGAATAAGCAGGTCTTCATCCGGTCAGGTGATGGCTATAAGTACAACATCGCCCGCAACAATCCATTCGATGCCAAGCGCGTTCGTCTCAAGACCAACTTCCGCAAGGTCAAGTCAGGCGTCTTCGTCCCGCAGGAGATGGTTCAGGGCCTTGCTGGTGAGGCGTGGAGGAAGGGCGCTCAGCGCCTACAGCCACGTGTCGAGCACGAGGTCAGAGCAATGACCAAGGGGATCGTTAGTTGATGCACTGGATGAAAAAAGCGATGCAAAATACTGAAAACCATCATTTTATTGTTGACAACGCCGGTGGCGCATGCTATCATGGTGAGGCCACCCCCTCGGTCGGGTCCCTCTGACCCCCTGCCGGGCCTATGCGGGCGGGAAGGCCCGGACTTGAACTAGGTACGAAATTTTCCAGAACCGCTTTCCTACTTGTCTACCCCGGCTGTCTCCCCCGTAGGGGGAGGTTGAGCGCCAACCATGAAAGTGCTGACGCCGATGTCCAAGGGTAAGGAAGTCAGCCAGGCCGAACTTTCCGACATCATCGGCAAATCGCAGGTCACGCTCCGTGCGTGGGAGCGGGAAGGCATGCCGGTACTGTCGAAGGCCGGCAAGGGTAGAGCGTCGACCTACAACACGGTCGAGGTGATCGAATGGATGGAAGCGCGCCTGATATCCAAGTTTGCGGCCAGCAAGGAAGACGACACGGATGTCGTCTCAGAGGATGAGGGCCGGCGCCGCAAGATCGTAGCCGAGGCCAAGCTGGCCGAACTGAAACTTGCTGTCGAGAGCGGGGAGCTGGTCGAGATCGAGGCCGTTGGGGTCGAGGTCGATACTGTGTTGAGCAGCGTGCGAGCGCGGCTCCTGGCAATACCCGGAACGCTGGCGCTGACGCTGACAAACGAACCGGACCCGTCCGTCGTTCGTGATCGCGTCTTTGACGAGATTTCGGGGGCACTGAATGAGCTATCAGCCGCTGATCTCGGCAGGCCGAGCGAAGCTACAGGCGCGACTGAGGCAGTCGAGGCTTAAAGGCCTTACGCCTCCGCCCAAGCTCAATCTGGTTGAATGGGCCGACACCTATCGTTTTCTGAGCCCAGAGGCGTCGTCCTCGCCGGGCCGCTGGCGCACTTCGAACGTTGAGGTAGCGCGCGGCCCGATGCTGGCTGCCACGGATCCTCGCATCCATACCGTCACCATCATGTGCTGCACGCAGCTCATGAAGACGGAGCTAATCAACAACGTCGCCGCCTTCTACATCCATCAGGATCCGGCGCCGATCATTCTGATTCAGCCGACTACCAAGCTCGGCGAAAGCTGGTCCAAGGACCGCTTCGATAAACTGCGCCGTGACACGCCGGTTATCCGCGACCGTGTCCGCGAGGCACGCTCGAAAGACAGCGGCACCACGATCCTGCATAAGGACTTCGATGGCGGTCACCTGACCATTGTCGGTGCGAATAGCCCGGTTGATCTGGCGTCGCGTCCTATCCGCGTGGTGCTCGCCGACGAAATCGACAAATACCCGGCCAGCGCCGGCAAGGAAGGCGATCCGCTCTCACTTGCTGAGGAACGCGCTGCATCGTTCTGGAATCGCAAGTTCATTAGAGCTTGCTCGCCGACGATTGCCGGCAATTCGAAAATCGAATCCGAGTACGAGGCGTCCGATCAGCGGAAGCCGTTCCTGCCTTGCCCTCATTGTGAGGCTTTGCAGGTCTTAGAGTTCGAGCGGGTCCGGTGGGATAAATCGGCCGACGGTCAACATCTGCCGGCGACAGCGAAATATCACTGCGTGGAATGCGAGAAGCCTTGGGAGGAGACGGCACGCCAGCGAATGCTGAGAACGCCGAACTCAATTACTTGGCGCCAGACCGCGACCTTCATGTGCTGTGGTGATGAACAGTCACCATCCAAATGGGATGCCGAGGGCCGATCTCTCTGCAAATATTGCGATAAGCGCTCAGCGTTTGACGGACATGCTGGCTTCTGGGCATCCAAGCTCTATTCGCCTTGGGGCGGTCTGGACGACGTCGCGCGAAAATGGCTTAAAGCTAGTGGTTCCAAGAGCAGCGAATTGCTCAAGACCTTCTTCAATACGCAGCTCGGCAAGACTTTTCAAATCACCGGTGATGCACCGGAGTGGCGCAAACTTTACGACCGACGAGATCAGCACAGCCTTGGGACCATTCCACGCGGCGCATGCTTCCTGACCGCAGGGATCGACATCCAGCGTGACCGCATCGAGATGCACGTCTGGGGCTGGGGTCGCGGTCTGGAGTCGTGGCTCGTCGACGTTGTCGTCTTTGAAGGCGTGACTGCCGATATCGGTCATCAGGTCTGGAAGGATCTGGCGGCGGCGCTCAAGCGGACATGGTCACATGCTGCCGGCGCCAACCTGCCAATCATGCGGGCGGCGATCGATACAGGTGACGGTCTGACGACTTCGGTCGTTTATGAATGGTGCCGACTGCAAGGTCGAGGCCAGGTCGTGGCCATCAAAGGTGACCGCGAAAAGCTCAACGCTGTATCGCCGGTCGACGGCCCGAAATGGATGGACGTCAAGGTCAGCGGCAAGAAGATCAAACGCGGCCTAGCCCTCTATATGGTCTCCGGTCCTTTCTTCAAGCAGGAGCTCTACCGCTACCTGCGGCTCGACAAACCCACCGATGAGGACCTGGCCGTCGGCGTCTGCTTTCCAGACGGCTACGTCCACATTCCACAGGGAGCAACGGGCGAGTGGGTCGAGCAGCTCGTCGCTGAGCAGCTTGTTACCGAGAAAAACAAGATCACTGGTTTCGGCAAACTCCGCTGGGTCAAGACCCGCGAGCGAAACGAGGCACTCGACTGCCGAGTCTATGCACGCTCGATGGTCTGGCTTCTTGGAGCTGACCGCTGGTCAAATGCTCAATGGTACAAGCTTGAAGTGCAATGCGGCGGCTCTGCCGAGCCAACCGAAAGGCCGGCATTCACTGCAGCACCGGTACCCCAGTCGAAGCCAGAAGATCCACCGCCACCACCACCAGCAAACGACAATCCTGCACCTCCTCCGGCACGGAAGCCGAAGAAGGCCGCATCATCATGGCTTTAGGAGGCAATCATGGCTGACAATTCTGCACAGATTGCCGCCCTTCGAGACGCTATCTCGCAAGGTGCCCGTCGTGTCGTTTTTCGAGACGGCGGCACCCACCGCGAGGTGGAATATCACTCGCTGAAAGACATGCGGGATACACTGGAATGGCTAGAGGCGCAGCAGTCTCGCAAGTCGCGTGTAACGCTGGCGGCATTCTGAGACCATGGGATCAGCAAATCTGCTTGACCGCGCCATTGCGGTGGTGGCGCCGCGCACTGCTGCGCGTCGTGTCGCTGCCCGAAGGGCGTTCGATGTCATGTCGCGAGGCTACGACGGTGCTAACCGTGACCGCCTTCGTAATAGCTGGCGCTCGCACAACACGAGCGCAGACACCGAGATCGCTGCCGCCGGCTCGCTTTTGCGAGACCGCATGCGCGATCTAGTCCGCAACAATCCTTACGCTGCGAATGCTCTCGCCGTCCTCGTTACCCACGCCGTTGGCGCCGGTATCGTACCGCGGTCGAAGGACAAGAAGGTCAACAAGCTCTTTGCTGACTGGATGAAGCAGTGCGATGCCGATGGTCATCTCGACTTTCACGGCATTATCTCGCTCGCTACCCGCGAGATGCTCGAGTCTGGCACCGGGATGGTTCGCCGTCGCAGGCGCCTTGCCGAGGATGGCTTGGCAGTTCCGCTGCAGCTTCAGGTCTTGGAAGTCGATCACCTCGACGCTACCAGGCACGGCGAGTTGGCTACCGGCCGACGCGCCTCGTACGGTATCGAGTACAATGGCATTGGCAAGACCACTGCCTACTGGCTCTTTCCGAACCATCCCGGCAGCACAGCACTTACGTCGACGACCTCGTTGTCGTCGGTGTCGGTACCCGCCGAGGATATCGTTTTTGGCTTCAAGAAGCTGCGGGCAGGGCAGTCGCAGGGCGTTCCGTGGGGGCATGCAGCCGTCACGTCGCTCTATGACCTGTCCGGATATGAACAATCCGAGCTCGTCCGCAAGCGTCTAGAATCGTGCATGGTTGGTGTTGTCACCGGCGGTGATGACGAGGGTGGAATTGGCCTGCCTATGGGCGACGACGACGTTCCGGGTGTTTATAACGCCGACGGAGAGATCGTCGAAAAGTTCGCGCCCGGCATGCTTTATCACGCTCGCGGCGGCAGGGACATTAAGTTCACACAGCCGGCGAACACGGCGAACTACGATTCCTACAAGACCTCCATGCTTCACACAATCGCCGTCGGCTTTCATGTGCCGCACGCCTTCCTCTCTGGAAGGCTGGACAAGGTCAATTACTCGTCGAGCAAAATCGGCCTTGAGACCTACAAGAAGATCATTGATGACCTGCAGTGGCAGGTGATCATCCCGATGATCTGCCAGCCTCTTTGGGACTGGTTCTGCGAAGCTGCATTCTGGGCTGGCAAGATCAAGACGCGCAAAGTTGCCGTCGAATGGTCTCCGCCCCGATTCCCGAGCGCCGACGAGGCCAAGGATGTGGCGGCACGCGTCGCAGCGGTTCGTTCCGGTCTGCTCAATCCATTGGTCGCCATCGCTGAGACTGGCTTCACGCCGGAGGAGGTCATTGCTGGCTTCGTCGAGTGGAACGCCTTGCTGGACGATAACAAGCTGATCTTTGATTCCGACCCGCGTCGAATGTCGCAGGCCGGCCAGACACAGCAGGACGCTGACGCCGACAAAGCTGACGCCTCCATTGAGGACACCTCATGACAGACAAAAACGTGAGCCTGCCGAAGTTCGGCAGGAACGCCGAGGTGCGTTCTGCGTCGTTCGACGAAGCGGACAACACCATTGAAGTCATCTGGACGACTGGCGCCGCCGTGCGCCGGTGGTCTTGGCGACATGAGCGCTACTATTCGGAAGTTCTGGAGGTTACGCCGCAGGCGATCCGACTGGAGCGGCTGAATGCAGGCGCACCATTCCTCGATACCCACGACGATTGGTCTCTCCGGTCGGTCATCGGATCCGTCGTGCCTGGCTCGGCCAAGATCGAAGGCGGCAAGGGTTACGCCCGCGTCAAGCTTTCGCGTGCAGCTGAAGACACTGCGATCGTCGAGAAGATCAAGGACGGCATCATCCGTAACATCAGCGTCGGTTACGCAATCCACAAGGTCGTGAAAACCGACTCGGATGGCGACGGTACCGATGAAGAATGGCGCGTCGTTGACTGGGAGCCGCTGGAAATCAGCGCTGTCCCAGTACCAGCGGACGCCGGGTCTCAGATCCGCAAAGACGAGCAGAAGCTCATCCCCTGCGAGTTTGTAGGCGAACAGGCCACAGGCCGAAACGAAGCGCGCCGAATCCGAATGGCGATGCGTCACCGTCAGTCCGTGGCTTAGGCACGGCCCTCTTTTTTTAGGAATACCATATGACACTTCGTGAGAAGCTGGCCCTGCTGGAAAAGCGCGCCGCTGACAAGCTTGCCGAAATCAAGGACGACACCGCAGCTGACGCTGCCCGCGCGATCGAAAAGGATCACGAAGGCATTCTGGCGGAAATTGCCGAAGTCCGAAAGCAGATCGCAGCCGCTGATGCCGCTGAGGATGCTGCCCGCGCTGCACCGCGTCAGGACCAGACCCCGCCGGTCGACGTCGATGCTGCTATCCGTAAGGCCCTCGACACCGAACACAAGCGCGCATCCGAAATCCGCACGCTCGCCAAAGAAGCCGGTGAGGCTGAGCTCGGCGACGAGCACATCGACAAGCGATCGAGCGTCGAGCAGTTCCGATCTGCACTTCTGGAAAAGATGATGAAGCGCGAAGCACCCGCCACCGACAACCGCAGCCCGGCCAATGTCGGCGAAGAGCATCACGAGAAGCGCGCCTCCGCCATGCGCGAGGCGCTCGCTCACCGCGCCGACCCGTCAAAGCCTCTGGGCGACGGCGGCCGCGAGTATCGTGGCTTCTCGCTGATGGATATGGCCCGCGAGGCACTGGAAACCCGCGGCGTGAAGACGCGCGGCATGTCCCGTGACGAGATCGCTGGCGCCGCTCTCGCTCAGCGTTCCGGCTATGGCTCGACATCCGACTTCCCGATTATCCTCGGCAATGTGGTCAATACTACCCTGCGCGCTGGCTATGAGGCTGCCGGCCAGACCTTCCGTCCGCTGATCCGCGAGACGACGGTCGCCGACTTCAAGGCCATCAACCGCGCCCAGCTTGGTGAAGGTCCAGCCTTCGACAAGGTGAGCGAGTCCGGCGAATTCAAGCGTGGAACCGTCGCTGAAGGCAAGGAATCCTACAAGATTGCGACCTTCGGTAAGGTCATCGCCATCACCCGCCAGGTCATCATCAATGATGATATGAACGCGTTCAGCCGCATCCCACAGCTGATGGGTGGCGCGGCCGCGCAGCTGGAAAGCGATCTCGTGTGGGCTCAGATCCTCTCCAACCCAGCAATGGGCGACGGCAAGCAGCTGTTCAGCGCTGATCACAAGAACGTGCTGGCCGCAGCTGCTTTCGGCGTTGCCTCGCTCGGCAAGGGTCGCGCTCAGATGGCGAAGCAGGTCGGCCTCGACGGCAAGACTGTGCTGAACATCCGTCCGCAGTTCCTGATCGTGCCCGTCGAACTCGAAACGACTGCCGAGCAGGTGCTGAAGTCCACCTTCTTCGCCGATGACGCTTCCAAGGTCGCGACGGAATCCATGCGCAAGCTGCAGATCATTGCTGAGGCTCGCCTTGACAATGGCATCAGCAACCCGGCCGCTGTGTCTTCGAAGATCGATGGGTCGACGACCGCCTGGTATCTGGCCGCATCGCCCGCACAGGTCGACACGGTCGAGCTTGCCTATCTCGAAGGCAACCGAGGCGTCTACATCGAGACCCGTCAGGGCTTCGACGTCGATGGTCTCGAAGTCAAGGCTCGCCTTGATGTTGGCGCTAAGGCCATGGATCACCGCGGCCTCGCCAAGAACGCCGGCGCCTAATCTTCAAAGGGCGGCCTAGTGCCGCCCGACATCCTTTCGGAGAAACAGATGAAGAATTACATTCAGCCGGGCAACACTGTCACGGTAACCGCTCCCTATGACGTTGTGTCTGGCGGCGGCGTTCTGGTCGGCACTATCTTTGGTGTCGCCGCAACGACTGCAAAGGCCGGCGAATCTGTCGAGATCAAGCTCAACGGCGTCTACGAACTCGGCAAGACTTCCGCTCAGGCGTGGGCGTTCGGTGCGCTCGCGTATTGGGACGACACCAACAAGCTCGTCACGACGACCGCATCGGGCAACACGCTCATCGGCAAGACGCTCGGCGTGGCAGCCAACCCGTCAGCCACCGGCATCGTACGACTGTCGGCAGCGTAATGGTCAACTGGCGCGCCTTGGAGGCGGGAGTGGATCGCAAAATGGCGGCCACCTTCGGCGAAGAGGTGCGTCTGGCCTTCAAGAACAGCGGAGTGGCCGACAGCGGCCGCCCCGACATTGATATCCGAGCCGTGCTTTACACGGCAGGGAACATACCGACCGCGCTCGGTCCCGGCTTCACCACGATGGTGTCCGCAGGCCAAGGCATATTGGCCATCAACCGGTCTGAATACTCAGGACCCGATATCTTCCCGAAAGACAAGGTCCGCGCCACTGAGCGCGCCGGACAGCCTTGGTGGGAAGTTGCCGATGTCACGAGCCGGCACTCGAACTTGATTGTCCTGACGCTAACGCAAAAATGAGGAGGGCGGCATGTCGCTGGTTCGTATTGCCGCTCGCATCGCAGCTGTTCAAGCTCTTAAGGGGCAGACGTCAGTGGGCGACAACGTTCTCGACAGCGAGATCGGTGCGCTCGACGTCGATGGTGACGGCAACCTTCGCAGCACCAAGCCGAAGCCGTTCATCTCGGTATATACTGATGAAGCTCGCGCGGATGACAACCAGCTGCGGGCATGGGTCGGAAACGGCCGGACAGAATTTCTCTTTGAGGCCGGCGTCACAGCTGCGCACGCGGACACCGATACAGAGACGGGCGACAGCCTTCTCTATCCAGGCGTCCCAGACACGGATGCTGCGTTTGAATTTCATTTGGACTTGATAGCGCGCCAGATTGGCGATGCCTTGTCCGATCCAGAGAATGAATGGGCGGAGATTTTCCGCAAATTCACCAAGACGATTGTGCGCATCGAGCGCTCGCGCACAAGCAGCGGCGCAAAGGACGGCACCCGTTTGGCGGCCCATCAGGTCAAGGTCACGGTCGAGCTGGTGTCGGATCCCCCAAAGGGCGAGCCGCTCAGTGCCAGAGGACCTATGGCATTATTCTTCGCGAAGGCTGCCGAGCTGCCGGGACTATCTGGCCGCATCTCGCTCATGCAGGCGCAACTGATTGGAGCTCCTCTGGAATGGGAAGCGTCAATGCGCCGTTTCGGTATCGCTCACAGCGAAGCGGATTCGTTGCTCATCACGCCGGCAACAGGTGCGGACGGTGGCTTACCGATCGTTGCTGTCAACGCGCAGCCGGCACAGATCGCAGGAGGTCAGGTATGATCCCATCGACTTTGCCGGACCAGATCTCAGACTTGTATTTTCGGATCGCTGAAGTCGAGAGACGCGCGCGCAACCGAAAGCGTAAAGGCACAGTGGCCGAGATCGGCACAGGTGAAGACGCTGGCAAGTATCGCGCTCAGCTTTCCGACCAGAACGGCAAGCCGTTTCTAACCGGGTGGCTGAAGACGCGACAACTCGGCGCCGGCGGGGTCAAGATCGACATCATGCTTACCAAGGGTGAGCAGGTGGACATTATTTCCGAAAGTGGCGACCTGACAGACGCTCAGATAGATTTTTCGACGTATAGCGACGACAACAAGCGTGAGAACAGCGACACGCCGCTGCACATCAAGATCGGTGAGACCGTCCTTGCTGTTTCGAACGAAGGCGTCACCATCACAGCCGGCGTCGGACACCTTGCCTGATGCCGCGCATCGCACGGCTTGGTGACAGCGGCACGCATGGTGGCTCGATCATAAGCGCTGCGTCGAAATGGAAATGTGAAGGCGCGCTGATCGCTCGCACAGGCGACCTTTACGCCTGTCCAATTCACGGAACAAACCCGATCGTCGGCGGCTCGTCGAAGTGGAAATGCGAAGACGCTGACATAGCCAGGCACGGTGATGCAACGGCCTGCGGTGCGACGCTCATTTCTGGCGCCTCGAAGTGGGAGTGCGACTAATGTCCGATTCAGCTGGCGTGAATGTCGGAAATGGCAACCGGCTGACAAACTGGCAGCACGTCCAGCAGTCGATCCACAAAATCCTTACGACCCGGCTCAACACGCGCGTCATGCGTCGTGACTTCGGTTCGGAACTTCCTGATCTGATCGACGCCAAGATGATTGGTCGAAATGTCCTCGCCGTCTACTCGGCTGCGGCGACAGCGATCAAACGCTGGGAGCCTCGCTACCGAGTGAGGGCAGCTCGCGTCACGAACCTGACTGCCGGCGGACAGGTCACCCTTGAGCTGTTCGGGCTCTATTACCCGCGCGGGCATCTGAACGACTATTCGATTGTCGAGGATGCCAGCACGCGCATAATCTTTGAGGTGTGACCTTGGCTTTTTCCGCGATTGATCTCGCTTCCCTGCCGGCACCCACAATTGTCGAAACTCTGAATTTCGAGGCAATCCTCAGTGAGAGGAAGGCGTCATTTCAGTCACTCTGGCAGGCGGTTCGAGCATCGAATCCCGATCTCAACCTTCCTGAATATGACGTCGGCATGCTCGAAACAGATCCGGTCGTCGTCCTTCTGGAAGAGGAAAGCTACCGCGAGATCATAATGCGCGCCCGCATCAACGCCGCGGCGCGATCGAACTTTCTAGCCTTCGCAACCGGCGCAGAACTCGAGCATCTTGCGGCTTTCTACGACGTCGTTCGAATGGTTGGCGAACTTGACGATCGCCTACGTGAACGCGTCGTCCTCGCGATACAGGGCCGGAGCCCAGGTGGCACGAAGGAGCGCTACAAGTTCGTAGCTATGACGGCGTCGATCGAGGTCGAAGGCGTTGAGGTCTATCGCGCCGGCAAGTCTCCCGTCGTTCACGTCGCAATCTTCTCAACGGCGGCTGACGGGGTGGCCTCGACTGCTCTTCTGGCCACGGTCACTACGGCTTTGCAAGCGGCTGACGTTATCATGGTCAATGATACCATCTCGGTTGAATCGGCAGTCCGCATCGTTGTCGACATCGAGGCCGACTACTTCCTTAATCCTAGCGCTCCGCTTTCGACAAACCTCACCATGGAACAGAACCTCCGCGACACGTGGGCTGCCGTTCAGGCGCTCGGTCGCGATCTTCCGACCAGCTGGTGGGTCTCGAAACTGATGATTGCCGGTGTCCAGTCGGTGATCCCGCTTGTGCCGATCGAAACTCAAGTTGCTCCGGATTACGCAGCGATCTCGCTCGGGACGGTCAAACTCAATTACAAGGGTAGGGCGTTCTAGTGGCAGAATCGTTGCTCCCGCCGTCGGGCACTGGTCTCTTCGAAAAGACGTTCGAAGCTTCCGCGTTCCCACGGTGGGACAGCTTCGACGTATCCGCCGATTTCATTCGTGGCTTGAAGTACAGCGCCGAAATGCCGGCCACTTTCAAGCCGTTCATCATCTATGAATATGGGCTGGATGTGCTCCGGCCATTCGTTCCAAACCTCGACGACCTGGTCGACGAGGCGGTCCGCTGGCAGAGGCTCCGGGGCACAACCCGGTCCATAGAGGTCGCTTTGGGATGGATCGGCTATAGCGCCACCATCGTACAGCAGTCGCCAACGCGGAATTGGTGGAACAGCTTCCAGCTCTATTTCACAGACCTTCCGCGATACGATTTTCCCGACCTGGTGCAGATCGAGGGTGTCGTTGATCTCTCCGTGCCCGTGCGATCGATGTTTCGACGCGGTGTTCACGGTTACGACGTCACCGCACTGGTGGAAGACAACGGCCGCCTTGATGGTTCGTTGCTGGATTTTGAGAGCGGTACGACCTACGCTGACGGCGACACCCTGTGGTCTTTCGGTCGTCTGACGGAAATCGAGCACGTCCTTGAGGAGGATGAAGGTGTAGCAATAGGCAACTGGCTTGCCGAGACTGGCGACGGCGGCATTCCGTGGGTCTCGATGACCTATCCATGGGTAAGCGCGCAATTCCAATGGGCACTCAATCCCGAGGCTCAGCGCCGCGTCCTGTTGGCATCGTTCTTCAGGGAATTTCCTTCGGTCTACATGGAATTCATCGGAGACGATGACGTCACCATTGGCTACCGAAAGTGCAAGGTCGCGCAGGTGCGAGCTACCGCCGGCGGCGACTACACGTATGGTGGGGTCCGTTACGCGCCGATGACATCGGGCGACGCCGTCTACATCGAGGCTCGAACAGGCTTCAACGACGTCGATGCATGGAGAGCGACAAAGGTTCGCCTGGTATCCAGAGCGGTTCTTGCGCCCGGTATCCCAGCCGGTCGGCTGTGGCTTCATCCCGGCGACATCGTGTCCGGCCCGACATTCTCCGAAACACCATTCGACTTATCGATGCGCCTCACGGTGCGAGATCAGGTCAAGATACTCCTGAGGTTTTGATGGCTTACGAACACAAGTCCGGGCTGGCCTACACGTACGATCGTGCAGAGGGCCACCCGGAGCAGCAAGGAGTCGTCTTCGGAGGCAAGGACCGCATCATCCAAGCGGCCGAACTGAACGAAGTCCAGACCATTGCACGCAATCGTCAGACCCGACTGAGCCGCCTTGTGGCTTCTGACGGCGACCGCGTTGATCGTGCAGATGCCATCGTCGATATCGAGGCGAAGACCGTTCGGCTGACTGCCGGCATGATATACGTTCAGGGCGACGTCATGGCGGTGGCGGAGGCGCTCCTCGTGGATGTTCCGATGACTGGTCGTATCCAGCTCGGCGTCCGGCTTGGCACGACCTACATCACGGCCGAGACCAACCCGGAATTGATGGGTCTGGTGCCTGGTTCGCTCGCTGAGCTTGAACCTGGCGCGGCACGCGAGGTAGCAACAATCACATGGGCGCGCGGCGACGTTGACGCGCCTGGCGATTTCTACGCCGTCTACACAATGCAGGACGGCACCATCCTCGATCAGACGTCTCCTTCGATCTTGGAGCCCGCCATGCAGGCGCTGGCGATCTACGACAGGCCCAACGGCAACTACATCGTCTCCGGTTGCCGCGTGACTGCCGTAGGTCTCAACGCAGGCGCTCGCGTTTTCTCGATCGAGCAAGGCGAGTTCAACGTCTACGGCTTCAAGCGGACCCGCTTTGCGTCGCTCCGATTCGAACAAGAGGAAGATTGGGACGAAGGCGCAGTTGTCGGTGAGACACACACCTATGCTGACACAGCCGGTTCCTACACCTTCGCGGTCGCTGAGTCGCCGATCGGCGTCATCAACAGCATCCTGCTGACCAGGCAGAAGACAGTCACAATCACCAGAGGCAGTATTGCCAACGGCGCGGATGCCCTGCCTGACACGTCGGTCATCTCGGTTTCGTCTGTTGTTCAGGGCGGCACGACCTTCGCTAGCCCGGCCTCATATAATCTGGTCAACAACACGATTGACTGGGCTCCCGGCGGAGCAGAGCCGGCAACCGGCTCTTCTTACAACGTGACATATCGCTATCGTGCTTCAGTTACGGCTACGAGCTTCACGGACACGACCATAACGGTTTCCGGCGGCGTCACGGGCGGCGATGTCATCGTCAGCTATACGCGCAAGCTGCCTCGAATCGATCGCATCGGCCTGCTTCAGGACGGCTCTCCGGTCTACCTTATGGGGCAGTCGGCGCGAAGCAATCCGCAGGCACCGGGCGTTCCTGAGACGGTCTTGAACCTCTGCACGGTCTCAAACGACTGGATGACCGCGCCGACCATCGTGAATGATGGCACGCGCTCGCTCACCATTCAGGAGCAGTGGAAGTACAACAACCGTCTGTTCGACCTCGAATACCTTATCATGAGGGAGCGAGGCCGGCATGCAATCGACAGCAAGGAGCCAGTCGCAAAGAAGGGCGTCTTTGTCGATCCTCTTCTGGATGACACCTACCGTGACCTCGGGTCGGCAGGCACGCAGTCCGGCGCCATTGGCAACGGCTTCATGCAGTTGGCGATTCGGCCAACGTTCTTCTACGGGAATATCACATACCCGATCACGCTCGACTACGTCGAGGAGGTCATCGTCACGCAGGATCTCAAGACGTTCTGCGAGAAGATTAATCCTTACGCCAACTTCAACCCGCTACCCGGCGCCCTGCGTATTAACCCGTCCGTTGATTTTTGGACCGTCTCGCAAACCTCTTGGCTGTCCGAGCAGACCTTGGAGTTCAACCAAGGCGTCCGGACAGATGGCGGCCCTTTGCAGACGACCTCGTCTGAAAATCAGGTTGTGGACCAACGGACTGAACAGGCTGCGTTCCTGAGGCAGATCCCGGTCACCTTCACCATCTCCGGCTTTGGAATTGGCGAAGTCCTGAAGTCGATGACGTTCGACGGTATCAATGTGAAGCCAGCAGGCACCCAGACGGCCAATGCCAATGGGGAGATCAGCGGAACCTTCACAATCCCCGCCAACGTTCCTGCTGGGACCAAGGTCATCGCAGTCGATGGCATGGGTGGCACACAGGCGACCAACATGTTTGTCGGGCAGGGTACCGTCCTCACTGACGTAATGCGGCGTGTCACCACGATCGAAAATTGGTCGAGGCCGGTCGTCACTCAGGTGGTGCAGCCATCGGTATTCCCTCCTGTTCCTGGTGGCCTTGGTGCCGGCAGTGGCGGCAATGATGGCTTCGACCAAAGCGATGGCGGCGGAGCGGATCCTCAGGCCCAGTACTTCGGCATCAATCAGGCTCGCCAGATCATCGGCGTTGATTTCCACATGTGCGCCTTCGGCGACCTGACGAAGCATATCCTTGTTGACCAGGTCACGACGGACAACGGCTATCCGACTGCAGAAATAAGGGCGGAAGCTGTTGTCCAGGTTGGCGCCGCAGTTCCCGGTTGGCGCTCTGCTCGCTATGCCGTTCCACTGACCACGCTTCCGACCGAGAACCATGCTTTTGTCATCAAGTCCGATGACAACCTGCACTCAGTTTCCGGGGCAAAGCTTGGCGGTTTTGATGCCGACAGGCAGGAGTTCGTCTCTAAGCATCCGTATGTGACCGGACCGCGTTTCTCGTCGGTCAATGCGAAAACGTGGACGGCTCATCAGGATGAGGCGCTGGCCTTCCGTTTGGTTGCTGCGCGCTACACGCAGACGACGAAGACGGTCAACCTCGGCACCTTCAATCTGGTAGAATGCTCTGATCTTCAGGTACGCTGTGTGGCGGAGCTTCCAAGTTCCGGCTGCTCGGTCGTGTTCGAGGTCCAGCGTTCGAACGGGACAGTCTACAAGCTGCTGCCATTCCAGGTCTTGCAGCTGACAGAGTACGTCACGGACACCGTTCAGCTGCGCGCAGTCCTGACCGGTACGGCGACACTCTCGCCGGTGCTTTACGCTCCGGTCGAGCTGATCTCGGGCCGCATCGACTCATCGATGGTCTACATCACCCGTGCGTTTGACTTGGGTACGGCCGTCAGACTGACGGACTATCTCAAGGCCTACCTGCCCGGCGGCGCGAGCGTCTCGGTTTCCTACTCGATCGACGGTGGAGCGTTTACGAACCTGCCGCTGGCAAGCACGGAAGCCTTGGCGTTCCCGCTTTGGGTCGAGAATAAGTACCAGGTCGCGAGCATCACGGGGCTAAAGGTACGGCTCCGGATCACCGCAACAGGCGGCCCGTCCGCGCGCGTCATCCTTGGCGATTTTGGCGCCGGCATCTTCTAAGGAAACCATGAATGGCAACGACGCCGAATATCGGGCTCGATCTTCCGGTTGATACCGCGAACATCGACACCGAGATCTATCGCCTTCTTTCCAACCTGCAGCTCCTCGATACCACCATCGGGACGCTACAGGCGTTGGCGGCGGGCAAGGCACCGCTCATCCATTCCCATGAGTTGGCGGACGTCACCGGTTTGGTCGCGGCCCTCAACAACAAGATGGCCGCTACAAAGACCTTCGCCCTGTCGGACCTCACGGACACCCGCAACATTGCGGGTGCTCCAGCCGGGTACATTTTGGTTAAACAGGAAGATGGGAAAATCGAGCCGGTCTCAGCGCCATCCGTATTCGGCACGTTCCTGCTTCGCATTGATTCCGCCCAGACACTGACGGAAGCGCAAAAATCTCAAGTCATCGCCAATATATTCTCGGGATTGACTACGGCGCAGAAGAGCCAGGCGCTCGCTAACATCGGTGCAACTCCGGGGTGGAACGAGATCATCAACGGCGACTTCCGTGTCGCGCAAGGTGGTGTTGGTCCTTTCAATGCGGCTGGCTACACTTTCGACCAGTGGGCGATCAGCGGGGCGAACGTCTACCTCTCCCGCGAGGGAGGAAATCCTAGGTTTCAAGTGCGGCTGTCTCGAAGCGTTGCGGCGCTTGGGACAACGACGCTTTACCAGAAGCTCGAGGCGCATCGCGCAAATGGGTTGAAGCCCGATGGCAACAACCCGGGCGGCGTAGTGACAATCACGTTTGACTGCGCAGCGGCTGGAGCGCCCTCCGACCTTACGGTTTCTCTGATCACGACTGACGGTGACACGAATTTTAATAATCCCGTCGTCCGAGGGACATTCACCGTTCCTGTTTCTGGCAATACGGATTTCAATGGACGCAAAGAGCTTGTCGTCGTCCTGCCGACCGGCATCGCGCAGCAGGGCGCCTATGTGTCGTTTTCGGCTGACACGTCGAACGCGGCATCTTGGGCAATCCGTGATGTTGAAATGTGCGCGGGACCGTCGGCGAAGACCTTTCGTCCGCGCAATCCAGAGGTTGAGCGGGGCCTTTGTGAGCGGTTCTTCTACAAAGGGCGCGTAAGCCACGGCACTTACTTTGCGGCGGCAAATTCTTCTTCGCTTATAGCCCGCCCACTTCCAGCCGTCATGCGGGCAACGCCGAGTGTCAATGTGGTACAGCAAGTTGGCTCAACAAATCTTCTGACAAATACGCTGACGGTTCTTGATGAGGGGTGCTTGCATTTCCGCATCAACAACAATGCCGTTGGTTACGGTGAGGGCGTACTGGAATTCACCGCAAGTGCGAGGTTGGGTTGATGCAGGTCCTTGGATTCAATGAAGACGGCATGATCCGCGTAACGCTTGAAGGACAACCGAGCGAAACACTCGTTCCTGATGATATGCGGAATGCGGATCGTGAAAAGATTGCGGAATGGGAAGCAGAGGGAAACACGATCCCGCCGTACGTTTCACCTCCTCCGTCCGTCACGCACTACGAAGAGGCTATTCAAGACCTTGTCGACGCATCTGCTCGTTCAAGGCAGTTTCGGGATGGTGGCATGCTCGCCACCTACGTCGCCTCGACAAACCCGCAATGGTCAGCTGAAGCCCAAGCATTTGTCGCTTGGCGTGACGGCGTTTGGGAATATGCATACGCTGAGCTGGCGAAAGTCATGGCTGGTCAGCGTGAGCAGCCGTCGATCGAAGACTTTTTGACCGAAATCGATCCGATCGAGTGGCCGATCTAGCGGCCTAGCAGCCTGCGCTCAGCTACCGCACCACCACCAAAACACCACATCAGAGGAGGCCGCTTTGGCTGACCTATCGTACTTCCATGGCGTTCAGGTGCTCGAAAGCCCTGACAGCCCGTCGCTTCTGCGCGTCACCAACTACGGCATTTCGTTCGTTAACGGCACTGCACCAGGAGCCGACGCTGCCACATTCCCGCTCAACAAGCCGACGCTGGTCACGAACCTGTCGCAGGCTGCGCTCCTCGGAACGCAGGGTACGCTCTACAATGACGTGGTCACCATCTTCGGTGAGGGTGGCTCGATTGTCATCGTAAACCGCGTGGAGCATAGCGATACGCCTGCCACACTGCAGGCAAACCTGATCGGCGACGCGGGCCAGCGCACTGGCCTTTACTCCGCACTGCGCGCAAAGGCGCTGCTCGGCTACCAGCCGCGCGTCATTGTGACCGCCGGCAATACCGGCACGTGGATCGAGGGCGGACTCCTGTCTGTTGCAGTGTCTGGCGGTGGCAGCCTGCTGACTGAGGCGCCGACGGTAACTTTCACAGGTGGCGGCTCCGATGCCGGCAAGGTGCTGCCAACCGCGGTAGCAGTCCTCGGTACGGGCATCAACGCTGGTAAGGTCCTGTCTGTCACCGTTACCAGTGCTGGCAAGGGCATGACACAAGCTCCCGTCGTTGCCTTCACGGGCGGTGGCACTGAGGCAGGCAAGGTTCTCCCGACCGCAACCGCCAACATCGGAGACGTCGGCAACCCGTTCGTCTCGGCGCTGGCGACTATCACGGAACAGGTTAAGGCTCGTGCCTATATTGCCGGCCCGAACACGACCAATGCCGATGCGGTGCGCTTCCGCGCCACCATCAACAGCGGTCGCATCCTGCCTATTGACCCGGCCGGTATCAAGAACGTCGACGGCGTGCCCGTCATCGTGCCGATCGCGCCGGTCTTCGCAGGCATTCGTTCCCGTGTTGTCGGGTCCGCCGAGGGCGTTTCCGGTTCGGTTTCGAACAAGGAAATTCGCACGCTGGACGGCGTGGCGCGCACGATCGCATACCCGACCGACAGCAATTACCTGAACGACAAGCAGATCGCGACGGTGATTAACGAAAACGGCCTGCGGACGTGGGGCTCCCGCCTCGCGACGTCGGATGCGCTCTGGCAGTTCGACAGTGTCCGCGCGACTGCCGACATGATCAACGAGAGCCTCGAGCAGATCTACTTCAAGTGGGTCGACAAGAAGTTCACGAAGGCCAACCTGAAGATGATGATCGAGGACGGCAACGCCGCCCTGCGCGTCTTCAAGAAGAACGACGACATCCTCGGCGGCAAGGTCTGGCTGTCCGACATCAACCAGCCAACGGTCAACGCCAACGGCCAGGTCTACCTAAATGTCGAGTTCGAGCCCGTCGGCCTGATGGAGCAGATCAAAATCACTACGCATCGCAACATCCTCTACTACCAGATCCTTCTGGATGAGGTCCGTGGCGCGATCGACAATGGCCCGCTCACGCTGGCCGCCTAAGGAGTTTCCCTAAATGGCGACAAGTCTTCCGCGCTTCCTCATGCGCGACTGCATGCTGTGGGCTGACACCGTTTCCCAGCTTGGTCAGATCGGCGACATTACGCCGCCGGTCCCACAGATCAAGGTCGAGGAAATGCGCAATGCCGGCATGATCAAGCCGCGCGAGGTTCACATGGGCTACGAGAAGCTGGAATTCAGCTTCAAAATGCCCGGCCTTGATCCGCAGGTTCTCAAGCTGTTCGGCCTCAGGCCCGGCTCCGAATATCCGTTCATGATCACCGGCGCGCTCGTCGACGAGGATGGCACCGACCATTCCGCAGTCATGACGATCCGCGGTTTTCTCAAGCAGGCCGACCACGGTTCTTGGAAAACCGGCGATCAGGCGGAGAACGACTACACGGTCTCGGTCAACTACTACAAGCTCGAGATCGACGGCGAGCCCGTCTACGAAATGGACGACTTCGACGTCCTCATCGGAGGCGTCAGCCAGGTCAGCGGTCAGCGCAACTCGCTGCTGCTCTAAGCCACCAACCATCACCAGCATAACCCGAAGGGCCGCCTCACCAGCGGCCTTTCGCTTTTCTGCACCACAGAGGAGGGTCTCATGACCACTATCAAGCTTTCCACGCCCGTCGAGCATTCTGGCGTCACCTATTCCGAAATCTCCTTCGACGAACCGACGGTCGGCGATCTCGCCGCTGCCGATCTCGTAAAGGGCGAAACCCATCAGATGCTCGCCGTCCTTGCGAGCATGTCCGGTGTTCCGATCCCGGCACTTAAGAAGATCAAGGCCAAGGAGTTCGCCAAGTTCTCCAAAGCGATTGATCTGGGAAACGAGCCGGAGCCCACGACTGGCGAATAGTCGCGGGCTTTGTCGCCAGCGTGCTCCACACATCGCTCGACGTGATCGAGCGATGGCCGCCTGAGAAGGCTCTGGCCTACTTCGATACGGCCACAGAAATCCATAAAGCGACGAGGGCTCTCTGATGGCCGTCCTTCAAAGTCAGCTGCGCCTGTCGCTGCTGGATCAGGTCTCTGCGCCTATCCGCAAGGTGTCGGGCGCGCTGAGTGGCTTGCAGCGTCAGACCATGGCGTTCACAAACCCGCTTCGCGGTGCCATTGGGCAGCTTGCCGCTTTCGGCGGAGCCTATGTCGGGATCACCGAAGGCATGAAGGCCACCATTGGCTCGGCTATTACCTTCGAATCCGCATTCGCTGACGTCCGCAAGGTCGTCGAGGCGTCGGACGAGCAGTTCGACAACATGCGCCGGACGATCCGGCAGATGTCGACCGAAATTCCGATGACCGCCAATGACATCGCCGCGCTGTTCGCAGCTGCCGGCGAATCCGGCATTGCGACAACCGAACTCAAAGAATTCTCCGAAATGGCGGCCCGTGTGGGGATCGCCTTCGATATCGGAGCCGGGCAGGCGGGCGAGACGCTCGCGAAGCTCAAGACCCAGTTGGGCATGTCCGTTGCTGACGTCGGCTCACTTGCTGATGCGATCAACCACCTTTCGAACAACATGGCCTCCAAGGCCAGCGACATCACCGATTTCATGCTTCGCGTCTCGGCGCTTGGTAAGATGGGTGGTTTCACCGCAGAACAGATTGCCGGCATTGGTTCGGCTATGATTGCTGCGGGTGCGCCTTCTGAGGTCGCCGGCACTGCAATGCAGAACGTCGTGAAGGCACTGACCCGTGGCAACTTCGCGAAGAAGGACCAGAGAGACGCCGCCAAGGCGCTCGGTCTTGACCTGCCGCAGATTGCCAAGCAAATGCAGAAGGACGCGCCGAAGGCGCTGAAAACTGTCCTGAAGGCTATCGCCAAGGCGCCGAAGGATCAGCACATTGCGATCCTGTCGCAATTCTTCGGCGATGAAGCCAAAGCCTTTGCTCCCTTGATCGGCAACGTTGGTCTTCTGGATCAGGCGCTGGACAGCGTCGCTGACAAGGCGAAATACACCGGCTCAGCGTTCAACGAATTTGTTCAGCGATCGAGCACCGCTGCGAATGCCGCCCAGTTGCTTGGAAACAAGATTTCCAATCGGTTCTGGGAAATGGGTGACCGTATGCTGCCCACTATCAAGGAGGGCATCGCCGGCATCAGCGAGGTGATCGACACCCTCGATTCCCGCGTCTCCATCTTCGACAAGATGGAAACGAGCATCATGGGCTTTGCTCAGGGGCTTGGCTACAACGGCGTCAAGGAAGTTATTGCTGACCTCGGCGACCTGTTGTTCGGCAAGGTTGACGGCACTGCCGGTGACCAACTCGGCCGCTTGTTCATGCAGGCGAAGGAGTGGGGCGCCACAATCCGCGAGCTCAGTGCTGCGATCAAGGAAAACCCAATCGCTCAGTTCTTTGCTGATTTGGCACCTTACGGTTTTCAGATCATGGCTTGGGGTCTTGCTATCGGCGTTCTAGCTGGGACTGTCCGAAAGCTTGCAGCTGCGATGATGTTCCTCAGCGGAGCGTCGACGATCGTCGGAGCACTGAAGGCTGCGGGCACTGTTGCCGACGTCCTCTCTGGCGGCACCATGCCAGGCGGCAAGGGCGCGGGCAAAGCCGGTTCTGCGGGCACTTCCGTTCCCAAGCCAGACACCGGTGTCATGGCGACGCTGGCAGCATGGGGATCATGGGTTAAGGGCGCAGTGGTCGCCGGAGCACCTGGCCTCATGTCGGAAGCAATGTCGTTCACGCCAGGCGACACTTTCGAAGATCAGGTGCGACTGCAAAAGCAGCACCGCGAAGACCTTGAACGGATCACCGGTCTGAACCGCCAAGCCATCTCCGAAGGCTTGCAGAGAAACTTCGGCCAGACCACACTGCCCGGAGTTGGCGCTCAGCAGGCGATGGACAATGCGCGGGCCTTCGGTCCAGGCGGCCGAACAACGGACCAGTTGCCCGGCAAGACGGCAGACGATCTCAGCATTGTCAGGACGACGCGCATCGACTCCTCGTCGATCGCGGCAATGATCCAGCCATCCGGCACGCAGGACGTTCGCGTCACCAACCCTCAGCCGCCGAACGTCACCGTCCACGCGCCAATCAGCATTACAGGCGTCGCGGATTCACAAGCAGCTGCAAGTTCGGCCGCATCGCAGCTGGGTGGAGCGGTCAAGTCTGCGGTGGAAAGCACCTACAGCGATTAAGAGGAGGTCTGCATGGCAGGACCGGTAGCGATGGCCCTTGGGCCATTCGCTTTCGAGGCTATCGGCTTCGGATATGACGGCGTCTCGCGCAAAGTGCAGACACCATGGGCTGACGTACAAGTGGCGCAGTCACTGAACCAGCAACAGTGGACTGGACCGACATCGGAAGAGATCACGATCAAGGGTGTGCTGTTTCCTGCGGAATTCGGTGGGCAGAGCTCGCTATCTGGTATCGTGTCGGCCGCAATGGGCGGCACACCACTGATGCTGGTCTCTGGTGACGCGGACGAAGGGCTGATCCACGGCACGTTCACCATCCAGTCGGTGGATGAAGATCGCTCCTCGCATAACAACCGTGGCACCGCTCGGCGCAATGCCTACACCATCTCGTTGAAACGGTATGCCGATGGAGACCCGGCCGGCTTCGACCTGTCCGGTGCCATCGGCTCGATCGTCGCCCCCATCGTGAACCTGTTTGGATAAATGATGAGCACGATCGTAACCACGAAACAGGGACAGACCGTCGATTTGGTCTGCCTACTTCATTACGGCCGCACGGCCGAAGTCACCGAGATGGTGCTCGCAGCCAATCCGGATATTGCTGCGGCGGGCATCATCTTGCCGTTGGGCACCAAGGTGTTGATGCCGACCGCTCCGTCTCGGCAGCAGGCGGCAAAGCTCACCAGCCTTTGGGAGTAGCCCATGCACCCGCGTATTGAGGTTACGGTCGACGGCACACCGGTGGCAGGCGCTTTCTATGAGCGTCTTGTTTCCATAACGGTGACGGACAAGGAAGGGGCTCAGGCCGACACTGTCGACATCGAGTTGAACGATGGGCCGCCGAACTTCCTTGCCTTGCCACGCACCGGCGCCATCATAGATGTGCGGCTCGGCTACGGGCAGATGAGAAGCCTCGGCAAGTTCACTGTCGACAAGGTCACTCCCAAGTGCCTGCCCTATAGTATGTCGATCTCTGGTAAGTCCGCCGACCTTCGCAGCAAGAAGCTCAAGGAGAGGCAGGAGCGCCACTGGGATAAGAAAAAGGTGAAGGACATCGTTGACGAGGTCGCAAAAGAGAGCGGCCTCGAAGCCTCGGTGGATGCGGAGATCGGTGACCACGAATATGAGTGGTTCTCACAGCAGGACGAATCCAACATCCACTTTCTGCGGCGGCTGGCAGAACGGCATAATGCCCTTTTCTCAGTGAAGCAGGGTAGGGTGATCTTCTCGAAGCAAGGCTCCGGCAATTCAGCGTCCGGCCAGTTTATCGGCTCGGTCGTTGTTTCGCCTTCGAAGATCATCCAAGGCACTTGTAGTTTCGAGGCCAACGACCGCACCAAGTATTCGAAGGTCGTCGCCTACTATCAGGACAGCGACAAGGCACAGCGCGTCGAGATCGAGGCAGATGGTGATGCAGATGGCGATAGCGTCTTCCGCATTCCAGAGCCGTTCGCCAGCGTCAAGGAGGCAGACAAAGCCGCCCAGTCGAAGGCGAAAGCCCTCAAGCGAGGCGAGGGGGCTGCATCAGTCACCGTGGTCGGTGATACGGCCATCATCGCAGGAGCTCCGCTCCTCTTTGAGGATGTGAGGCCGGGCCTCGACGGCGTCCCTTACGTCATCGACACGGCGACCCACACCTACCGGAAGACCGAAGGTTATCGCACGGCAATCAGCGCGAAGCTGTACGATGGAAAGTCTGGCGGGAGCAAGAAGTCGGCCGCTAACGACAACGATCCGGACAGCACCTCGGAGACCAGCAAGTCGGAAGACAAGGTCGCACCAAATGCGCCCGCAGGAACGCCGGCTACCCCATCTGAATGGACGGGGCAGCGACGTTACGGTCGAACGGACGAGAACTAGTTGGCGAGTTGCGGCTCGAGTTCGTCATTCGCGGGCTCGTCAAACACCGGCGTTTCCGCCAGCTCGCGGAGCGTAGCGGCTAAAGCTGCCAATTGCTGCGCGATTTCGCTGATCGATAGCGCGGCGAGATCTTCATTCATTGCGTCCTCCTGACTCTTTGGCAGGACGCAAAACAATCTGCCGACCGCCAAGATAGGCCGGCTCTCCCTAAAATCAAAGGGGTATCATGAAACTCCTTCCAGACTGGCGCGCCGTGATCGGTCGCGCTTGGTCGTTGCGGCTTATTGAGATCGCAGCAGCCGACGACATCATCCTGAACGTCGTGCCCTTCGTGTCTGACTGGCTGCCATGGTGGCTCACCATCGCACTGCTTGCAGCAGCTTGGGGCGCGCGCATTCTTTCCCAGCCCGAAAAGGAGCCGGCGAATGCCGATCAATAAAATCCTGCCCTCCAAGCGGGCAAAAAGCGCTATTGCCGCTGTCATGGCTGCGGTCATGGTGGGTACCGCCTCCCTGCTGCCCAGCGGCACGCCAGCGCCTGTCACCCTCGCGGTCGACCACCTCATCAAGCCGTGGGAAGGCCTGCACACGCGTGCCTACCTTGATATCGTGAAGGTCCCAACGATCTGCTACGGCGAGACCAAGGGCGTGAAACTAGGCCAGACAAAGACGGTGGCGCAATGCGAAAGCATGCTCATCACACGCGTCACCGACGACTATTACCAGCCGCTTACAAAGTGCATCGCAGGATTCACCAAGATGCCGGTGAGCGTGCAGGCGTCCATGATCTCCGGCGCCTACAACTTCGGCGTCGGCGGGATGTGTAGTTCGTCTGCTGCCCGCCTTGCGAAGGCTGGCCAGTATCAAGCGGCATGCGAAGCGCAGACCGCGTGGAACAAGGCCGGCGGTCGCATCGTCAATGGTCTCGTTAAGCGCCGTGAAATGGGTGATGCGCAGCGGATCGGCGAAGCTGAGCTGTGTGTGTCTGGTCTGCCGAAATGATCGGAGCGTTTGCGAAGCTGCTGGGCGTCGATGCCTGGCTTGTGAAGGCCGGTGCGGCATTGCTCGTCGGCCTATCGCTCATGGCGGGCGCGTGGTGGGTTCACGGCAGGATCTACGACGACGGCTACCAGACGGCCTCGGCCAAGTACGAGGCGCAGATTGCTGCCGACGCGCTCCAGCGAGCCGAGGCGAGCCTGAACGAACAACGTAGGCAGGCCATCGCCAACAATGCCGCTAAGCAGCGCGAGGCGGAAGCCATCGCCACCCTTGAGGCTCAGGAAGCCGAGAACCTCGAACTACGTAGGAGGCTGGCCAGTGAAGCTCAGCAAGATCCTGACGCTGGCCGCCCTAGCCTTGGCTCTGGCAGCGTGCAGCGTATCAACCAAGTCCGCTAGTATCGTGCCACCGGTGGCGCCGGTGATCGCGCGGCCAGACAGCAGCTTACTGAAGGTCTGCGGCTTGCCCGTCGATATTGGTAAAGGCGCGCTCAGTCAGGCGCAAGTCGAGGATCTCTGGATCTCGGACCGGGCGGCACTATTGACGTGTTACCGGCGCCACACGGCGCTCCGCAATTTCATCATAGACCGCGATAACGCATTGAGAGGTAGCCAGTGACCGGCTCTGAAATCATGGCCGTAGTCGGCTTTTTTGTAATGGTGTCCGGTGCCCTTTGGGGCATCTGGTGGCGCATCGAAGGCAGGGTGAAAGAGGCCAAAGATTCGGCCGTCGGTACCGCTACTGCTGCGCAGGCACTTGCTAACCTTGCTCGCGACGAGCTGGCCGCACATCGCCTGCATGTCGCCGAGACATACATTACCAAGGCTGGCATGCGCGAAACCACCGAGCAGCTCATGGAAGCCATCAGCGGCGTCAAGAGCGCCGTCGACGGCATGACGCTTCGCATCGACCGGGTGGTCGAAGGCCAGCCTCGTCGATCCACCACTCGTACTTAAGGAAGCTGAAACATGGCTTTTTCAGGCGTTCACGTAGTGTGCGCATATGCCGGTTCTCTGGCATTCCAGCGCGCCCCCACACAGCCGATCATCGGCAAGGTCAATTGGTCTGAATCGGTATCGTCCGGCTCCATGACCGCCAACTCCGCTCCCGGCCTTCACGGCGCGGCCGGGCAGCCTATCTTCCGCATTCGCTCCTCTGCGGAGGTGTGGGTGTCGGTCGGACCTCAACCGGACCCGGTCGGCGGCAAGCGGTTCATCGTTCCTGCTGGTGTTGACTACGACGTTTACGTCGATGTTGGTGACCGCCTTGCTTGGACGTCCGCTTGATGAGTGGCTTGCGAGGGCTAGGCAGTGGGCCGAGAGCACTGACTGATCGCAATGTCAGGATGAGCGGCGCGGAGGCAGTGAATAAGCTGCTCCGCGCATTCCGAAAGGCGGAAGACAACAACCCGTACCAGTTGCCGGAGATGGCGAACCCGCCGACGGTTGCTGTATCTGCGACGACAGACGCCGCTCTTGCCGCATCTGTCGCGCTTGCGACGGCTAACGCCCTGACCGCCGCGGCATCCAAGGTGGCTTGGTATGGCGGCGTTCCTGCCGTTATCGCGAACACCTTCGTGGGCATGCCGGTGGTTAGCAACTTGCCGGCCAACGGCAATCTTGCTTCGCTTGCAAATGCCAATGTGACGGCCGACCTGTCGATGTATAATCACGCCGCCGAGATCATGACCGACGCGGACGTTGTTGAATTCTCGATCTACTGCAGAACCGACCGGAAGGTCATGTTCCAGGTCGATGGACAGTATGTCAGCAAGGCCGGCCATCTCGGCGTGACGGCGAGCAACAGCTACAACTTTTTCAAGTTGACGTTCGCGAGTAAGCGGCCGCGCCGAATTCGCATCCTGATGTCGAACATGTCAGAAGCCGCTAGTTCTCCCACCATGCTCTCGGCGATCCGATTGGCTGCGTTGTCGGCATTTTGGAAGCCAGATCAGTCCGGCGTGCTACGCCTTGGCTGCTATACTGACAGCTACGGCATGGGCGGCGGTATCCAGACCAATTGGGACACTCCCAACGCTGCATTCACCACACTCGCTGGTGAGCTGTTGGGAATGCGAGATGTGCGGCAGCTATCGCAGTTCGGCACGGGATACGTCGCTACTGGCTCAGGTCGGTCGAAGTTACTCGCACAGATCCCCCGATCTATCTCGCAGCAGGGACCTTGGGACCTGATACTCGTCGCTCACGGCTACAACGATGCGGCGCAAGCGCCAGCGACTATTCAGGCTGAAGCTCTTGCCGCTTTACGACTGATCCGTGAGGGTGCGCCAAACGTGCCGATCGTCGTAGTTGGGCCGTGGGGAGGCAGGACAGGGCCAAGCGCGGCAGTTGTTGGCGTCGAGAACGCTATCAGTGCTGCGGTCACTGCCTTGGCCGATCCGCTCTGCAGGTTTGCGCCAAACAGTACGGCCGCGCAGCCCTTTCTGTTTGGGACGGGCTACCAAGGCGCGACCAACGCCAGCGGCAACAGCGACATCTACATCGGCACGGACGGCACGCATTTCACACCGATCGTCGGTCACGAATACGGTGCATATCGTGTCGCGAGCGCAGTGCGAGACGCTGTTGAGGCTATGTTGAAATAAGGGATTCCCTCGCGGAATCTCACGGTGTATGCTGCTAGCCAGCGGACCAAGTTTGAACGCCCTCTGCCTATCGGTGGAGGGCGTTTTTTCGTTTTTACTGCGGAAAGTCTTTCGAGGCTTTTGCTGTCGCCAGCGTCTTGCCGCTTGCATCTAGAGCCTTGACCGTAAAGCGATAAGTGTGACGCATCGGCGGGCATGGACCCTTGTAACGAAATGCGCCGTACGGAAGGGACTGCTGGCCTTTGAAGTCGACCTTTCCGCCTCCATGATCAAAACTCATCGCGTCCGTGTCGACCATTTTGATGTCGAGTTTCGCTGTCCCGGCCGGAACGCCTGACAGAGAGATTGGAGGCGATTTAGAGTCGAAGCATTTCTTCGTCGGACCCCATTCGAAAGATGCCTGCATATCGGCAAGGGCCACGGTGGTGAGTGACAATGAAAACAATACGGTAAGGGCGATTCTCATGTGGATCTCGTATGTTGTTGGCAGCGCCACTTTATGGAGTGCATTCCAACTCACAAGTGTGTTTTCTCGTTTCACCCAATAAAGGTGTGTCAAGGTAGGCCGATGCTATCCGCAAGCTCTGCTGCCTCGTTCCGCACGGTACCGCGTTTGTAAGGATAGTGGTCATAGCACCACCATTTTGGTTCATCGTGCCCATGGCGAAAGCCCCAGCCGCCCCACTTGCCGCAGCCTTCCACGATGCAGAAGTGAATATACGGTCCGGCCCCGTCCAATTGGGCTGTACGGCTTTCGTCGCTCATTTTCCTGACTCGATGAGAATGTTGGCTTTCAATAGACAAGGGAACCGAGCTTCGCATTGATCGGTTCCGCGGCGGTCGCAGCCGATGGCCATTATGCGGCGAAGTTCGACGAATTCTGTTTCGGCACCGAGCTTTCTAACCAGTTGTTTGTGGTCATAGACGCCGTGGCGGTCGCACCGGTGGCAGACCATTTCAATCTTGTCGCCGCGGAAGTCCCGCAGTTTGGGAAGGCTCAAAGTGCTGCCCTCCATGGGTCTTCTCGTTCTTCGATAGATGTCATGTGGCCTGTTGCGTTGGACGCGTTTACCTCAACGTCAAAACTCTCAGCTGCGCGAACACGCATGAGCTCAAGAAACCAGCGGGGCCGACCAATGCCGGGAACGGGTAGGGGTTCAGAAGGAAGGGGTGACACCCGCCATCTCGTCATCGAGGCGGTCGGGCTTCCGAAGTCTGTGGCTTCTTGCTGGCGTCGCCACCGACGAATGATAAGCCCGGTTGCTCCAGACTGCTCTGCGGCGAGTTGGAAGCGTCGGCTGGCTACCATCGGCAGGCGCACGAGTTCGGCGACAACAACTGCCACGCCGCGATACCGCAGGCCTTCCTCGGCGCATTCAATCACGCCTTCTTCATCTTTGGATTCGACGAAAATCACGCGGTCCATGCTGAGGCCGACCTGCACCAAGGATGGCGCGAAAAGATCGGTGCGAGTTAGACACCATATCACCGGGCCGGGTATCCGCGCTGCTATCCCTGCCGTAAACAGCGCCGACACTGCCCCGGACACTACATCGGTTCCGCCGCCCGCAATCTCGTGCGTTGCTCCGAGCGCCAATCCGCCGCCAGGCAACCGGCTATCAATTTCGGGCACTCCGAAAGGGACCATTTGGCGCTGACGCACAGCTCCGCCGGCGATCTGGTCGATGCGCTCCTGTAGATCTGCGATGACGGTGCGATTAATTCTCATGATCTCACAATAGGTTTTTGTTCCTATTATGTTCTCATTGATAGTAGAGTCAACGGCCTGTGAGCGGTGACCGCGTAGCCAACTGAAACTGCTAATTTATATATTCAGTTGGGGTTGTGGACAGACGGTGGATAATCCAATCCGGGTTGTCGATATGTTCAGCAGTAGACCAAGAGTGTTCTAAACGCACAAAGCCCCGCGCATGTCGGTACGCGGGGCAATGGCGCTGCCAGCTGACGCATCGTCAAGATCAACCGGCGCAACTTCAAAACCATGATCGTCCCCATACGTTCCGAGATTATTTTACTTTTGCTTCAGGCGATTCACCGTCTCTAGGATTTGCCTGAGTTCCTCGTCTGCGCCCATGCCGAGTGCCAAATTTTCTGCGACCTCGACAACAGCTGCTAGGGTTTCGGCCTCTGTCCAGCCGGCTTTCATCGCGTCGGCAATAAGCTCCTGCAACTGGCCTTCGATCGCCTCCTGACATTCGATGAAGCGGTCGGAAGAATTCGCGCGGGGTTTATCCGTGCCGCCTAACGAACTCAACCGCAAGCAGTTCCCCTCAGCATCACAAATCTTGACAAATTTGTAAATATATTGTAGTGGTAGTTCATTGGCCTCACCAGCCAAATTCACCACACAGAGGAGGCCGTCATGACCAGGTTCAGACGCATTGCGTTCGCATCCGTCGCTGTCGCACTCAGCAGCGTCGCCTACTTCGCCGCCCCTACAGTTGCGGCCTATACCGAAAAGTTCACCGCCGCGCCGGTTACAGCCGCCGCGACGGTCAAAGTCGTTACAAAAACCGGCCACGGCTCGGGTGTGCACATCGGCACAGGATTTGTTCTGACTGCTGCGCACGTCGCCCGCGACGTGAAGTCGGTGCAATTGGTGACTAAGGATGGTCAGTCACGCCAAGCCGACGTCCTGTGGATCAACAATGAATACGACATCGCGCTGCTGCGCACGTCGCCCGCGACGTTGCCTGCCGCTCACCTGGACTGCGGTCGTATGGATGTCGGGGCGGTCATCGAGGCAATGGGCAATCCTCTGGTCGTCGACTTTGTCTCAGCCTACGGCAAGATCGCCGGCGACACTCGGACGCAAGGTCCTTGGAAGTCGGTCTATGTCACCGACATAACGACTGTGAAGGGCATGAGCGGTGGCCCGGTATTCTCGTCGTCTGGCGATGTCGTCGGCATCACCGTAGGCCTGCTGTCTGACGCTACCGGGCTGATCCCGATCGGCGTGCGATTTGGTTTCGTCGTTCCGTCGTCAGATGTCTGCGCGCTTTTGGGGCGGGTGTCTTGATGCGCGAGTACAGGATAGTTCGCGACGGCTACGCCGGTTACGAGGTGCAGGTGCGCACAAAGTGGTGGCCCTTCTGGCGTCAACCGCTAACCAACACCCACTCGACGATTGAGGCCGCCGAGAGATGGGCGCGAAATCACGCATCGAGCAAGACGGCCGGTGTTGCACGATTTCAGCCGAAGTACCTCGGCAGGCTCTAACCACCACATAGAGGAGACTTCCATGTCCGACCCAATCGTCGTCGATATCGGCGCCGCAATGCAGACGCTCGAGGCCAATCCGGATCTCGCAGAGAAGATGGCAGGCCTTATGGGTCTAAAGGAGCGATATTACCTGTCGCCGGACAACGACGGCCACTGGTTTGTCGTCCCGATCACGAAGGCTTCCGAGTGGGGCGAGTGGAAGCGAATTCCCGCTGACGACGAGCGCGCGTGGACGCCTCCGGATTTCGCAAAGCAGGTGGGCGGATCGCCTTGCCTCGTCACCTTCACCAACCCGGAGATTTCATGAAAACCAGCCCAGAAGAACTGCAGCGCAGAGCGGACGCCTATCGCGAGCACGGAACGCTCGTAAAGGCGGCCGCCGCGCTCGGCATCAAGAAGTCGGCACTGCACGACAGCATCAAGCGAGCCGCCGAGGTTGGTCTGCTCGGCACAAAGCCGGTGTTGCCAGGCTTCGCCATAAAGTCTATTGCGAGCAAGGACGGCGACGCATGGATCAAGCAGACGAAAGCTCCGGGTGAGGTGTTCGAGCTCCCCGTAGGCCAGGTTGTCAAAGGCGTGTCGGCTCTCGTTGATGGGCAGGGCAGGGAAGTCGCCAAGTGGATTAAGACGGCCGCAGACGCAGAAAACCAGCTTGCCGCAATGCGCGCCGCAGTCGAGGCCTTCAAGGAAGACATTCCTCGGGCTGAGCCGGTGGCGGCTCCGATCTATTTCGAGGACGATCTTCTCTGCCAATACACCATCACCGATGCCCACCTCGGCGCTCTTGCTTGGAATGAGGAGACTGGATCGGGAGATTACGACCTGTCGATCGGAGAGAAGCTCGTGATGGACTGGTTCGCGTCGGCTATCTCAGTAGCGCCGGCTGCTCGTCGTGCCGTGTTCGCGCAGCTCGGCGATTTCCTCCACTACGATTCGTTCAAGAGCGTCACGCCAGAGCACGGTCACCTTCTGGACGGCGACACCCGCTATCCGAAAATGGTCCGTGCCGCGATCCGGATAGTCCGACGCGTCATCGGTCTGCTGCTACTCAAGCACGAGCGCGTCGACATCATTATGGCCGATGCGAACCACGACCCCTCAAGTGAGGTCTGGCTGCGCGAGATGCTGGCTGCGTTCTATGAGGACGAGCCTCGCATCACCGTCGACACGAGCCCCGGCACCTACTCCATGATCGAGCATGGCGCCGTCACGCTCTTCTATCATCACGGTCATCGCCGTGGCGTCGGCAACGTCGACTCGGTCTTCGTCGGGAAATTCCGAGAGGCATACGGCAGGACACGGTTCAGCTATGCGCACGTCGGCCATAAGCACTCTGACGAACTCAAGACCACCAACCTCATGAAGGTCGAGCAGCACGAGACGCTCGCCGCGCCAGATGCCTACGCGGCGAATGGTGGCTGGCTTTCGGGTCGATCGGCAAAAGTCATCTTCTACCACAAGCAGGCTGGCGAGGTCGGTCGTAGCGTCATGACGCCGGAAATGGTTGCGGGCAAGTATGCAGCTGCCAACGACAACGTGCCTGCGAAGGCGGCGGCGTGAGGAAGGTCAGCGTTTGTTCGGTCGACGGGTGTGAAAATCCCGTCGGCAGGACCGGTGGCCTAGGGTGTTGCCGAAAGCACTATCGGCGCATGAGGGCGCACGGTGATCCTCTCGCTGGTAGTACCGAAAAAGGAGCCGCCAAGACGTTCGTAGAGGAAGCGGCGCTGTCCGAGGCTGGTGAATGCGTCATCTTCCCGTTCTTCCGCAACAAGGAGGGCTACGGTCGATTGAACTTGGACAGCGGCCGATATGTTGGGGCGCATTTCTACGCGTGCGAGATCCGGAATGGATCGCGTCCATCGAGCGAGCACGAAGCAAGGCACTCGTGCGGCAATGGGCATGAGGGATGCGTGAACGGCAGCCACCTTTCTTGGGGCACTCGCAAAGAGAACGTAGCGGATGCGATCAAACACGGCACAGCGATGTTCTGGGGCGTCCCGGTGTCGTCCTACGGCGCGTTTCGATCATCTATCGGTGGACGCGTGGATACCGCCGATGTCAAGGAATGGCTCGCCGCCAATGACAACGTGCCGACGGAGCAGAGGAGGGTGGCCTAAAGCGGATTGTCGTTGGCCGTCAGGTGAAGGAGGATTGCCGCCCTTACTTCGACGTCCGCGGCTCCGCACTGTTTTGAAATCTCTTCAATGGCCAGATCGACATTGGCGACAATTGGGTCTTTGAGGACCTGGTGCAGCATTGGTCCGAAGGGTCCGAATGAGACTAGCTCTGAATTGCCGTGCAGCCCGGTCTGAACCAGGATCTCCGCGTACGGCCCTTTGAAACTCGACTTTACAATTTTCATTGCCGCCACTCAGTAAACCGAAAAGCGATTTTATATCGCTTTTCGGCTGCGGGCAATACCTTGACGACGCCGCCGGCCACCAACCGGCAGCAACCACCACCACAGAGGAGACTGAAATGGAAATCGTAGGAAAACTGAGAAACGCGCGCCGCTTAGGCTTCATTGAAGATCCGCGCGGGCCTTGCCTTTACGGGCAGGTCTATGGCGACACCAAGGGCCGGTTCCGTGATGGTGAGTACATCACGACCAGTAGAATCCAAAGCGAAGAGGGCGACGTCTTCAAAACGCGTTACAGTGCGTATCGTGTCGAGCATTGGGAAGGCCAGCCTGTCGATCCACCAGTTTCCGCCAACGACAACCAGGCGCCTGCCTACACCCACGCCGCCGCCATTAACATCTTCGCAGCCGACTGCCACGCACGCAGCCGTGCTGCTGGCTGGTACACCGACCTCGCCACCGGCAAGACGCTCGATCGCAACGTGCCGGAGATGCTTTGCCTGATCCATTCCGAGATCAGCGAGGCCATGGAAGGATTCCGCAAAAAGCTGCAGGACGACAAGCTGCCGCACCGGAAGATGATGGAGGTCGAACTTGCCGACGCCATGATCCGCATCGGCGACCTAGCAACGTTCATGGGCTACGACCTCGGCGGCGCGATCGTCGAGAAGATGGCCTACAATGACAAGCGGGAAGATCACAAGATCGAGAACCGGCTCAAGGCTGGCGGGAAGGGCTTCTGATGTCGGTTGTCATCAACAACATCTCACGCCACGGCGATTTGCGCGGCCTCAATCAATACCAGGTCCGCATCAACAACGATCCAGTGATTGCACGTTTCAGCGACGTTCGGACCGAGGGGCTGGCCACTTGCCTGCGCAAAGCGGCGGACGCCGTCGAAAAGGAGACCGCGTGATGGAGCTCCACCAGCTTATGGAAATGGGAGAGGTGGCCACCACCACCTTCGCACCGCTCGACAAGTACGTCGCTGCGAACGACAACCATCAGGGTGGTCGCTACATCGGTCTCCGCCGGCAGACGCTGCCAGTAGCCGAGCGCGTCACTGTTACGCTCGACGACCTGTCCGGCCTGTCCGGCTACATTTACCTCGGCTCGCCGTATTCGAAGTACGCGCAGGGCCTAGACGTTGCGGCGAAGATCGTTGCGGAAAGCGCGGCCATCCTTATGCGTCGCGGCCTCGTCGTCTTCTCGCCGATCGCACATGGCCACGTCGTCGCCAATGACGGCGGACTTCCCGCGCTCGATTGGACGTTCTGGCAGCGCCAGTGCGACCCACTCGTCGATGCGTCGGCTGCGCTCGTCGTGCTGCAGATGGAAGGCTGGTGGGAATCGGTCGGTCTCGAATACGAGATCAAACGGTTCAGGGATTCGGGCAAGCCGATCGTTTATTTGCCGCCGGCGGCGCTGGGCGTGTGGGAGAGGCGGGCAGCATGAAAAGTGACGATTACAAGCCGTCGGTCGATTCCTTCTTGAAGGAAGTCGCCGACCACAAGATGACCGGCCATGTCATCCACGGCGCCTATCGACACATTACGTTCAGCCGCCCCGGATCTTCGGTCTACCGTTTTCATCTGACAACGTGGCCGGGTTACCTCGCAATTTCGGGAGATATGGGAAGCTTCGTGTTCTCGCGGCTGCCAGACATGTTCGAATTCTTCCGCGATAAATGGATCAATCCGCAATATTGGGCGGAGAAGATCCAAGCTACCAACAAGCACGGCGGCCACCGTAAGTTCAGCTTTGATCGCCTCAAAGCGGCGGTAGAGACCGACTTCAACAACTGGGACTTCGATGATGAGGAGCAAAAGGCAGCTGCGTGGAAAGCTGTCACCGAAGATCTTTTCGAAGAAGCCGAAAGCAGCGACCTGCAATTCGCCACCAGCACGGTCATGGACTGGAAGTGCCCAGTGACTGGTCAGGAGTTCAACGACTTCTGGGAACACGATCTGGAGGATTACACCCACCATTACATATGGTGCTGCCGGGCCATCCTTTGGGGCATCGAGCAGTTCGATGCGGCCACAGCTGAAAAGGAGAAGGCGCTGGTCGAGGCGGCACGACTCGTTCGCTTGCCTGAGATGAAGGAGGCGGCGTGATGTTTAATTCCTTCGGAAACACCATCATGGGCGTCCAGATCGTTGAGGATCCAAACATGCGGGAGGTCGTGGGAGAAGACTGGTCCAATGTCCGGTCACCCGGCCGCGCGCGGCGGCGACGGCGGAAGCACAGGCAAAATATTCTGCCGCTCTATGCGCCCCTCAAACAGTTCTACCACGTTGGTAATCGCATCATCTGCCATCCAGCCGTGGCGGCGCAATTACGGGCAGCCGTGCCCGACAGGAGAGCAGCATGACCACAATCAAACCCGGTGACGAGATCGTCTGCATCGACGACGGCGTCTACCAGGAGCAATACCTCGGCATCACCGCCGGCGCCGTCTACAAGGCCCGATGGGTCGGCCCGGTCACCAGCTACATGAACGGCGATTACATCGGCGTTCGGCTGGAGGGCATCAACCGCGGTGTCTGCCCACAGTTCGGCGATGAAGATCCGCCGTTCAACGTTCGCCGATTCAGGCCGGTGGTGAAGCCCGGCACGCCAGCGAAGAAGCTTGAGGAGGCACTATGACTATCGAATCACAGGACAACGGCTGCATCACCGCAGTTCCCACCGAATTGCGCGCGCTTGGCGCGAGAATCGGGAAGGTGGATCGCCACTATTACGACGATGCTGAAGACTTTGCCTATGGGACTGGCCGCTACGCCAGGCAGCCCGCCAACGACAACCTCCCGCCGATCGTAGCCTTCACCGGCCCGGCTGGCAGCGGCAAGTCCACTGCGACCGGCTACCTGATCGACGTTCATGGCTACACGCTTGTGAAGTTCGCAGGACCGCTGAAGGACATGATGCGGGCGGTAGGCCTGAGTGAACGGGAGATTGAAGGCGACCTCAAGGAGAAACCGAGTTATCTGCTCTGCGGCAAGACGCCGAGGCACGCCATGCAGACCTTAGGCACCGAGTGGGGCCGTGACATCCTCGGCATTGACTTCTGGATCCGGCTTTGGCGCGCTCGTGTCGAGCAGGCGGCATCGGAGGGCAAGCGCGTCGTCGTCGACGACCTGCGGTTCCCCAATGAAGCGAAGGCCATCCGGCAGCTGGGCGGCGATATCTACCGCCTGACTGGGCGAGGGGGAATTGTCGGCGAGCACATCTCTGAACGCGGCTGCGGTGACGAGGACCTTGTCATCGCGAACGACAACTCGCCTGACGCGCTCTACAACAAGGTCGAGGACGCGTTGCGGCGTTATGGGTGAGGCGCACTCTGGAACAATAAGTAGCCACGGCCGTTCAAATGGAAACGGCGGGATTTCTCCCGCCGCCTATGGTTACTTCTTCTTAGTGTCGCCGTATCCCGGCTTCGGCACGCGCTCCACGATGTCGCGCTTGCGCACTTCATCGAGCGGCTTGAAACGCCCGTTGTCAGTATCGCGTCCGATCTTGAACGTCTTAGTAGTCATAGTCTCAGTTCCCTCTGGCCTTGCCAAAAAGACTTTTGGGAGCTACAACGAAGTTCTTCACGCAACGCAGCAGCCCACGGACGCCGACGGCGGCCAGGGGAACCGCAGCAACGCACAAAAGCACGTCGAGGAATCGACGTGCTTTTTTATGCCCGAATCAATCCGGCATTGCAAGCGGTTAACGCACCATTAATTTCGGGAAATTCTCTATGAGGGGCGTTATACACCCCTTAGTGCAACTGTCAATCTGACTAACCGGTCAAATTGACCATTATTTTGCAGTCTCGCTACAAGTTGGTTGCATTATTTCACATACAAGCCGCGGCACTAGAGCCAGCTGCGCGTGCTTGGCAATTTCAGTTCTGCCGCCCATTCTACATGAAGCTGAGATGCTCCACCGCCTTTAGTCGAGGCGCCAACACTGATGCAGGCATCTGCATATTTGAAGTGCCGAACGGCGACCTTGTGATCCAAACCGAGTACATCTCACACCCGCCGGGTGTGCGACTGCGATCAAGGATCATTCCGAAGATGTGGCCACCGCATCGCACTGACGCGCCGACCTCGAATTTCCATGACGCAATATAGACGCGCCGTCTGCGCGTGGGTGATTCTGGGTATGCGACTTCTCGTATGCGGTTATGCATTGCCGTTCCCTTCAGCGAGGCGATCGGCGCCTCGAGCCGGGAGTTGATAACACGCTGTTTAGACGAGCCGACGCGCCTTTAGGCCGAAGCCTTGGACATTTCCGTGCTTGCACACTCGGCACGCAGAAGCGTGCGACGCATCGCTCCCGGCCCATTGAATGAGCCGAGGCGCACGCCAGCCGCTAAGCTGCGCAGGGGTTCGGAGCGCAAAATGCGCACCTATAAACAGTCAGGGTTATCAAGCCCGCAGTGGTTATAGATGTATTAAAGCAGGACGCAATATGCGAAATTCAATGGGTGGTTGTTTGGGGGTGTACCAATACCGTCATACCTCTTCCTTAATCCAACTGACATTCAGCTTTATTTCGTTCAGAAATTCCTGCCGGCGCTTCATTTCCGCTCCGTCGCCATAGGTCGGGCGGCCGAATTCGTGACCCATAAGGTCAGCCTGCATACGATCGGAGGCGCTAGCGTTTTCGATACGGTCTTGAAAGGTGTGCCGCAGACTGTAGGCCGTGTGCCTCTTTGTCGGGCGCAGTTTGTTCTTACTCAGGATCTTGTTGATGATAGCCGAAGCCGAGTCAGCCTTGTCCGCATAGCGCGGAAAGCCGCCGGGGCGTTGCTTCATCGCCCACAGGGCGATGCCCACAAGCGGAATGCGTCGGATCGAGTGGTCGGTCTTCTGGCGCCTGTCGGTGCGCTCAGCGACTTCGACGTGAGGCGTGGCGTCGTCCAGGCGGATATCCTGCGGGCGAAGATTGCAAACCTCCCCGAGGCGCATACCGGTTTCAGCCATCGTGTAGATGATAAACCGGGCGTCCTCATTCAGATTGTCGAGCGCGCCAGCGGCCAGCAACTTGTCTTGCAGGAAGTCCACCGAGAACGGAATGCGCTTGTCGAGCTTCGTCGCATTCGTCTCCTTCAGACGGATCTTGTCCCAAGCCAGCCGATAGTTCGTATGCAGCGCATCGTCGATGACCGTAAGCATGCCCTTGAGATCGCTGAAGCTCCGGTTGGCCGTGTAGGCCTTCAGGCTTTCTTTCTTCTCGCCAGCGGCCGTCTGAGCGCCCTTGGCGATCTTCTCAACCCACCAGTCGCGGAACCGCAAAACGTCGTTGCGAGTTACCTGTCGCCAAGGCTGGTCGCCGAGCAGGTCTTGCAGATAGGCGATAGCGCGCTCACGTGAGGTCTTGTGTTTGTCCAGCTGCCTCGGCGACATGCCGGTAAGGCCGGCTTTGTTGTGCTTCTCGTATAGCTTCCACGTGTCACTGATCTTGGGGTCGGGGTCTGGCGCTGTACCGGTGACGCCTTGGACGACGGAAACACTCGTTTCAAGGTACCGTTCGCCAATGGCCATTCGCTCGCGGAACTCATCTAGCGGCACTGTCGCAACTTCCTGCACGGACCGATACGTGAAGCCGAGAGACTGAGCATCTTTCACTGCGCGCTCATATTGCTCGATCGTATTGGCGTTGTCGTTGCCGGCTGAGATAGTTCGCCAGAGATGCGTTGTCGCCTTGTGAATAGCATCAGCGCGCTCCAGGGCGTCTTTCAGCGACTTCGTCTTCAGGCTCTTCTTGAGGTGAGGGGCGCCGCCTGTTTTTTCTAAAACCTCCTGCGGCACGCGTCGATAGTATCGGTAGATGCCGTTCGGCTGCCGCTGAACGTATTTCGATATGTCATCCAT